TTGTTTGAGTATTAGGAGTAAATTCATCTCCACCATTGTTTTGTAAACAATAAATTCCTCCATATGTATCATCATTTGCTGAAACGACGATCATAGTTCCACTCTGTGTTGTTGTAATGGATGTAAAGTTTGGATACCACACCGAATTATCTAATGTTGGTGAAGTTACGAAATAAGTGAAAGAAGTGCTTGGGGAACAATTTACAACATAATTTGTTATATTTTGCCATGATGATGAATATAAATTAAAATTAGAGATTCCGTTCTGAATGGATATGCCTTGGTTACTACCATATGGTGTAGGAAATGGTAAAGTATTACAAAAATAGATATTCGATTGATTAGTACTAGTTGATTCACCGCCTATAGCGTATGACATAAATGTCTGGCTATCAATAGTACCATTAATACAAATGGTATTAAAACAAATTGAATTATCGTTCAAATCTATTGCCGCATTATTGGACCCATAATTTCCAGTTGAAGGATCAAAAGTTAAACTTGTTATATTGGTGGTGGTATTAGATGAAGAATATGGATTCGCTTCATAAGTATCTGGGAAATTAATATACACATATTCTAAAGTTGAAGATGAAGTAACAGAAACAACCGGATAATTATTTGTTACACTATTATTCCAAGGTATATTAAAATATACACCACCGCCTCCACCAGTTGTATTACTAACATTAACCATTGTAAAATAATAATCATTACCAACAGTATTATTAAAATAGGCTCCAACGAGTAAAGTATTGTTTGTATTGTTTGTATTGTTTGTTGATGTTAGTAAAGAATTTACAGTTAAATAACCTCCTCCCCCACCACTCAAGTAATCAGTTCCTGGATTATATTGTTGCCATTGAATTTGAAGTATTGATTGTATAAAACTCATATATTTTTATATATATACATATCTAAAAATATTATTTATTTACGAAAACCATTTCTTGAATTCTATAGTGCGATCAGTATTACTTGTCATCACTGGATGAGCAATCGGTATAGCTAAAGTACTTACATCATCGATATATTTAATGTAGCTCTGTGCTTCACTATAAACTTGTTGAATACAATAATTCAAAATAATTTTATTCAATTCTTCCACTTGTTGTGTAACATGATTGGGTTGATTCGCAGAATATTGTAAATAAACACTTCGCATGATAATTTTCAAAGGGTCACAATCTTGTGGGCCAATCAAATATTGTCCATTTGATCTCTCATAAACACCCGCTCTTATTCCATTTTGAAGAATTCTAATATTACTTTCACTAAAAAATGCTCTTGATAAAGTTGTTTCATCCCATAAACCTTCGGTTGGATTCCTAAATGTTACACATTGATTTGCTGGTATTTTATCAAACATCGTAAACAATTTATTGGTATCAGGTGATCTAATATCTACTCTTCCATTATTTATTTTGTTCATTTTTATAATAGGTAAATAGAAAAATTTATAATTTTTATTTATATATAATATAAGAATGAATGGTTTTCAAAAAATTATTTTATTTTCAGCGTCTATTATTTTAATCATAACTTTTATCAGTATTGGTTTAGCAATACATAATTCAAGAAGTATCTCATGGCCTCCACTGGTTCCAAGCTGTCCAGATTATTGGTTAATTGACGGTTCTGGTAATAATACAAAGTGTATAAACGTAAGAAATTTAGGAACTTGTCAGCCTAATTCAAGTAATAAACACTTAATCATGGATTTTAATGGCGCTCCGTATGTCGGATCAAATGGCAATTGTGCGAAATATACATGGGCGAATAACTGTAATTTAGCGTGGGATGGTATTAATTATGGTGTAAGCAATCCATGTAATTCACAACAACCATCCAATTCAACTACCAATTCTAGCAATTTTTTTGATTGGTTCACGACAAAAAAAAATAACTATAATTGATATATGGGAATATACGGGAATATATGACAACATACATTTATAAAACTACACTGTTTGTGTCAAAATCAGCATAAAAAGAATACTTTTATACATATAAGATGGAAAACATAAATATGAATCAAATTCTCGAAAGAGAAGAAAATGTAAAATTAATTAAAGAAATGTTAATTAATTTTGACAACAATAAAAACGATCTATTGATTAAAAAAGGTATTTATATATACGGTGAACCTGGTACAGGAAAAACCACGTTTATTACTAAAATTTTAAATGAAATGAATTATGATATCATTAACTACGACGCTGGCGACATTCGAAATAAAAGCGTTTTGGAAGAGATTACAAAACATAATATGTCCGATAAAAATATTATGAGTCTTTTTAATAAAAAAATCAAAAAATTAGCAATTATTATGGATGAAATAGATGGTATGAATAACGGCGATAAAGGTGGAATCAATACATTAATAAAATTAATACGTCCTAAAAAAACAAAAAAACAGAAAATGGAAGAAATTACGATGAATCCAATAATTTGTATTGGAAACTATCGCGTAGACAAAAAAATTAAGGAATTAATGAAGGTTTGCAATGTTATTGAATTGAAAACACCGTCAGGAATACAAATAACAAGTATAATCGATAAACTAATACCAGAAATGGAAATAAACATTAAAAATAAAATGATATCTTATGTTCAAGGCGATCTAAGAAAATTGAATAACATTTATAATGTATACAAAAACAAACCCGAATTATTGTTTAATATGAATATTATTGAAAATATTTTTCAATTGAAATCATATAATGATGACACTAAAAAAATAACAGATAAATTATTGAATAATTCGTATAATATACATCAGCATAATAACATTATGAATGAGACAGATCGAACAAGCGTCGGTTTATTGTGGCATGAAAATATTATCGACGTCATTGAGAACATACCTAAAAAAGATGCTATTCCTTTTTACATAGAACAATTAGAAAATATCTGTTTTGCTGATTATATTGACAGAATCACATTTCAAAAACAAATATGGCAGTTTAATGAGATGAGTAGTTTATTGAAGACATTCAAAAATAACGCAGCGTTTCATGTATTTATGGAAAAACAAAATATAAAAAACAAAGCAATATATAAATTGAATAATACTAGTAAAACTAAAAATCATGAAATCCGATTTACAAAAGTATTAACTAAATATTCAACTGAATATAATAATTCGATTTTTATTCAAGATCTATGTCAACAATTGGGAATGGATAAAAAGGATTTGTTCTGTTTTTTTTATGAGTTAAAAAATAAATATGATGAGACACAAATCAGTAATTTATTTGAAAATTATGAAATTACTAAATTAGATATTAACAGAGCTTATCGATATTTAGAGAAATACATTAAAGAAAACGCACCTGATACAGTTGATAAATATGTAGATATTGAAGTCGACTGTAATTATGATAATGATTTAGAAAATGATATCGAGTTTTAGGCTCCATCTTCGAAATCGAATTCGAATTCGAATTCAAAATCCTTGAATAAATTTCCGGCTGTCAAATCAACACTAAGTATTCGGTTTGAATTATTTATCATATAATTAGCGATACATTCATCTAATACATTTTGTTTTTCATGTATCGAGACATTTGTATCCAATAATTTCCCCAATAAATGCTTTCTAATTATGTTGGCGTTGATGGAATTACTTTTTTCTATATCAAAATCATTCTTGTGCTCAAATCTATTATCATATCCGGCATTTTCATTTTTGATAGTATTGTTACCACTACTATTACTATTTATGTCAATCAAGTTTTGAAACAATAATAATAATAAAATAAATCCTGACATTGTTTAGATACACACTATATTTTTATATTTTGTTTTTTGTAAAAATATAAAAAATTTATTCATTTGATAATTTATTAGTTTTTATTGATGGATTCAATAGAATTGAGCAACGACGAACACATTGTATTAGTAAATCTTGCTTTAGAAATAACAGCAAATCCGTCATCCCAACCAGAATTATTCTGTGAACAGTGTAAAGAACTGTCTAAATATATTCCGGATCGTATCAAAAAGTCATTGATATGCTTCAAAGAAAATAGCAATGAACAAGGGTACATTGTAATTATAACCAACGCAAACAACGCAACCAACAACGAAATACCCAAAACCCCAAGTAATAATAATTCCAAAGTGGGAGAAACAACCATAACATCAAAGATCCAAAGTATTTTAATCCATACAATCGCGGATTTGATAGCTTATGAAGCAGAAGGTTATGGTAGATTATTTCAAGATATAGTTCCTGTAAAAAACATGGAAACAAAACAAACTAGTATTAGCAGCAATACAGAATTGGAAATTCACACAGAACAAGCTTTTTCCAAATTACGTCCAGATCTACTCAGTTTGGCTTGTCTTCGCGGCGATCCAAAAGCGTTCACATATATACTTCCAATACGAAGTATAATTAACAATTTATCAGATCATGAGATTCGTCTTCTTAGACAACCTCTATGGAAAATAGGTATCGATCTATCGTTCAAGTTACACGGAAAAGAATTCATAGATGGTGAAACTCGCGGACCAATTCCTATTATTTATGGTTCATATGATAATCCAATGTTGGTTTTTGACCAAGATTTGATGATCGGTATTACTGAAGAAGCTAACGCTATTATCAAAAAAATTGTTGATATTTATTATTTATATAGGTATCAACATAATTTACAACCAGGGGAAATGATTATAATAGACAATAGACGATCTGTACATGGACGATCACAATTTTCGCCTCGTTACGACGGCAATGATCGTTTTCTAATACGATGTTTTGGTGTATTTGATTATGAAAAAAGTAGATATGCTAGAGCATACAACACTCGAGTCATTTCTGCTATTTATAGCTAGATATGTTTCACTGTTTCACTGTTTTACTGTTTTAATTTACGGTTTTGTATCTCTTGTAAATAAAGAGATCGCTTTTCCGACCATTTTTCTTTCATATCATCGCTTATTATATGAAATAAATGTCGTTCACATTGCTCAGGACTATCATAAAAAAGAATAGATCCCCCATTTTTTGTTCTTAATTCTCCATTAGCAAGAGATATTTTAAACAATCGATCTTCATCTTTTGAACCTACTTTCAATTTATAATATTCACCAGTTTCGCCGTTTCGGATATTTGTTCCACAATCACCAGAAGTATAACAATCAACCTTTACCCTTTTTTTAATTCCATTTACGTTTGTTTTGTATCTATAAACACATCCGTACCCGCTATCTAAAGATTTTACTCTATCTATCTCTTTATTTTGTAAATCCATCATAAAATCATTTTCTTGGGTGGGATCAAATCTATCGTCAGAGAGCATATTATTATATAATATCTTATATGTAATTATATAATAATTAATATCTTTATATTGATTTACATCATTAACATTTTACTCAGATAATGGTTATGAATTGAGGTTAAGACGATGGAGACGATGGAGACGATGGAGACGATGGAGACGATGGAGACGATGGAGACGATGGAGACGATGGAGACGATGGAGACGATGGAGGTGGACGCGGGATTTCATCTCCACGCATCTCCACATTTTTCTTCTCAATCTCAACCAATTTCTTTTTTGTTTCAATTTGTTCGCAAATTATTTTTTTTATTTTTTCTTCAAAATATTTTACCTTATCTTTCAATTGATTATTTTCAAGCATCAATTCATTAATAACCATATTCATTTCATTGATTTTTTTTAATGGATCAATTGCGACTTTTCCATTTAGCATCGGTTTTTGATTTTTAACAACCGCTCCATCTATTTCAATATTTAATTTTCGCAGTATATCATTATATTGATTCATATTATTTTGTTGTTGACGAATCATTTCCTCTCTCTTTTCTTTTATTTCTTCAATTTGTTTTAAAACATCAGGTTTATTTTCGGGCTTACCAGGAAAATAATTATCCAATAAAATATCTATGTCTTCCATAAAAAATTGTTTAACATCAGGCTCATTTACGAAATCCTCTATTTTTTTATCTGAAATTTTAACATATGGATTATTAGCCCCTTGATCCAATAAAGTTTTCTTATCAAAAGAATTATGTACGTGTGAAAAAACCAATATACACTTCATCGGATCCAATTGGACAAAAGGAATAGTGTAATTTTTCAGAAAATGTTTCTCTTCTGCTAAAGCAGCATTTTCATCGTATCTCGTGATGTTTAATAATTCACGCCTAAAAGCGAATGTCGCGGCTGTAGAGTGATTTGGTCCATATGGACCAAACTGATACATTTTATGAATGTGTTTAAAATAAAGGTACATTTCACTTGAACCGGCACACAATGCTTGTGGATTTTTTTGTAGAGTTTCCACAGCATGACTAACTCTATCAGGAGGATAGTAATCATCATCATCCATGTAAACAATAATATCACCACTACATTTTTCATTTGCTATATTACGCTTCTTGCCTAGATATAGTTTTGTATCATATCTATAATATTTCACTCGAGGGACATTAATAAATATGTCTTCTACCTTATCTGTACCATCGTCTATTATAATCCATTCCATTCTCTCCTTAGGGTAAGTTTGATTCTCAAAACATTTAATAATATAAGGTAAAAAAGGGCGCCTGTTGAATGTGGGTGTACAAATACTCACCATAGGATATTTTTTTAAATCTAATGATGTGTTATCAGAGGTTGTATTTTTGTTAGTTGTCATGGCTTATTATTACATAACATGTTTTTTATTTATATTTTTATTTGATATAAATATTGTAAAAATTTACATTTTTTTTGATAATTTTTTCAGAGCTTTTATTATATTTCCTCCTTTTTGATTTTTACTTCCAAACAAATTTCCAAAAAAGGATGGATTTTCAAAAACCGAATTACCGCACGTTTTTACAGCTTGTTCAAAACTAGTTAGCTTGGATACATTCTCTGGGTACACAGTTTCGAATAGTCCAAAAGGTATTATTTTAAAATAAATTAAAACAACTATTAATATTGATATGACGCCTGCGATGGAACCCATACTACTAAAAGTACTAGTAATAACAAAAATTGTGATTATCCATGAAATAATTGATTTGTGATATTTGAATGTGTCCTTAATTATGTCTACAGCAGAGACTTGTTTGTTATCAATTGAACCCTTGTATCCAAGTGTTGAAAATAAGCATATGCCCAAAACTATTACATTCATAATAGGCATAATTGTAAATAACAAAATCCAAAATAATATAAAAAATACAAAGACAAAGAAAATACCCATTCCATAATTAAAAGGTTCAAGCAAAGTTACATCATGCCATTTTGATTTCTCGTTCATATTAGCATTCGTGTTTGTTTTGAAAAACCATCCCATTGATTTGAAATAGTAGTAAATACTTACAACAAACAATCCTATAATATGTACAAAAAACAAATAAACTGAATATAAAACTGGACCAAAGAGTAGGATAATTATTTCTGGTGCTTTATTGAGTGAATTCAAAAAAATATTGATGGCTTTGTTATTATAACCAATCAATCCTTCTACAATCGAATAAAAATAATTAATTAAAAAATTGGATTTCGAGTATTCTTTGTATTCGCGAAACATATCTAAAAATGTATTTTTTGAGTTGTAACTATCATAAGGAAATACTAATTTGACTGATTCTTGTGGCTTTGTGTTCGTTAAAAAAATATTGGTTTCTATTTCATTAATTTTCATTTTATAATTAGTAAACGGTGAGCAATCCGTGTCTGTAGGGATAATATTTGATTGAGCCAATTTACATGTATATAAAATACTGGAACTATAAATAAAATAAAACACCACAACAATTATAATTATAACAATTTTGATTATAAAAGATACAATATTTCCTACACTATTTGACGATCCTTCGCCTGATGTTTTTGATTTCTTTTTTTCGTTTTTTTTATTTTCTATGTCCGAAGTGTTATTTTCATTGGCTGTACTTATCATTATTATAATAACATTATAATAAAATTGTAGAAAATAATATCAAATAATATTATAATATTATATGAAACTAAATAAAAATAATTATCACGTTATATTTTTAGCAATTTTATCAATTATAATTTGTATTTTTATTTATAGATACATTAACTTTCTCTTTATTCAAAAATACATTATCGAGTGTTTCAACTCAAATGAAGCTATTTATGTCGATACTGGCTCTCCTACCACCACTCACACTGTAAACCTACCATTGACGACAACTTACAGTTGTAAAAATTTTTGTGGTCCTACAGCAAGATGCGCTATTACTGGAGAACAATGTATGGCTGACATTGATTGTCCCGGTTGTAATCCTTATGGACCAGATTTCAAGCCTCAAAAAACAGCGTGTATTCCAGGAGACAATGATGCCGGTAAATTAACATTAGGTGTAACTCCGACGTATTCAACATTGACAACTGACATTGGCACACGATCTAAATTATTTACTACTAACAAAAAAAAATTAAGCAAACCAGATCAACCAAATTTTGGTATCAATACATGGATTAAAGGATTCAATGGAGGCCAGCAATTATTCGACGAAAAATATAGGCCAGCTGGATTACAATTTATGCCGAATTACGACAAGAGATATTCTTTGTCGGGTGAATTTATAGAGGATGGACCATTGGCTTCCAATGCTTATTTACACTAGAAAGCCCATTTATTATATAAATGGTTCCATCACCACGTTTTTATCGATAATAACATTTTTCGCGATTTTCTTGATAATTTTCGTGTCTTTCTCATAATCATTGTCCCCTTTACCTCCCATGGCCTCATAAACGATTTTGTTATATTGATCATTTTTATTGGAATCATACTCTTCACAATCAGGATATTTTTCTCGGAATTCCTTAAACATACAAATGTTTTTATGTGCTATCATACGAATTGCTTTTCTCAATTTCTTATTATTTTCATCTTCTTTCTCCCAAGTATTATCATCTTTTACATACATCACTTCTCTTTTTTGATCTGTACAGTGAACTGGTCGTTTGTTTTCATCCAAAGCCTGTAAATTTTTAATGATTATATTGGAAATTCCTTCAATATAACCAACTTTTCCAACATTTTCTAAATCAGATACTTGTAGTTTGACAGATTCTACAAAATCACTAATATTCATGGCGTCTTTGCACGTTTCATTCAAAAAAACTTGTAGGTTAAAAGTCTTATTATTACTATTAATGTTGTTGTTATTGATAATATTATTGGTTGTACCATTTTTACATAATTCAATAACTGATTTTTGAATGTCTGTATTGGTTTTTACTAGCTCGCAAATTAGATTGGTTAAATTGGTTATATTTGAACTTATATTGTCACTAGTATCTTGATTTTCATTTGTTTTCATATTGTCACACTTACTTTGGTGTTTCCATAATCCAGAGTTCGTATTGTATTTTTTTCCGCAATGACAAGAAAATACATTTTTTACGCTTTTTACGCTTTTTTTGATTTCCATTTTATTTCCATTGACATTGAAAATATGTTTGGCTCTTAATGTGTGTCGATCCCAATCGCTCTTAGTACAGCATTTAAAGTCACAATGCGAACATTCAAATTTATATACGCTTTTTACGCTTTTTTTTATTTCCAAAATTTCCATATATTGGAAATAGAAAAAAAACATACTAAATCTTTCTCATTTAATTTTAAAATTTACAGTCACAAAATAAAATCCAACACTTTTGTAACCAGACGGTAAAAATGAATTATGGTCTCATCATTACTGTTTTTCGCAAAGTTAATCACCCCTTTTCAAAAATGGACAAAAAAAATGTCCAAAATTGAAAACCAAAAATACTTTTTGGATGACTTTTCTGCAATAAAATAATGCTTACTGACTTTTTTGAAAAATCATGATATTTTCTTTTAAATAACATGATTATAAGTAAGACAAAAGAGTCTAACAAATCAAATCAAACCATAAGGCCCTGCTTTTATATAATAAAACCTCAATATGACTTAAAGCTGTGTTTGTTTAGGTTTTTTCAATACCTACTGCTTTGGCTATTTTCTTAATGATTTTCGTGTTTTTTTCATAATCATTATCTCCTTTACCACCCATGGATTCATAAACAATTTTATTGTATTGATCGTTTTTCTTAGAATCATATTCTTCACAATCTGGATAAGTTTCACGAAAATCCTTAAACATACAAATATTTTTGTGTGCGATCATTCGGATCGCTTTTCGCAATTTCTTATTGGTTTCGTCTTCTTTCTCCCACATATTTTCATCTTTAACGTACATTACTTCCCTCTTCTGGTCAGCACAATGAACTGGTCGTTTATCTATATCTAATGCTTTTAAGTTTTTGATTATTATATTGGATATTCCTTCAATGTAACCAACCTTACCTACGTTTTCCAAATCGGATACTTGTAATTTAACAGATTCTATAAAATCACTAATATTCATAGCATCTTTACATGTTTCATTTAAAAATACTTGTAGATTGAATGTTTTATTGTTATTCATACAATTACTATTTGTGTTAGTAATTATCTGATTACTACCATTTTTGATTATATCAAGAAATTCATTATTTTGCTTTAACAACATGAGTATTACTTCATCTTTATCAATAGAATTATTTTTGTCTTCACTTTGTTCGTCTTGTTTGTTTTCTTCGTTTTTAACAATTTTTCCACAACTTTTTTTGTGAACCCATAATCCGTTTCTAGAAAAATAAGTTTTTTCACATATATTACAAATGTAAGCAACTTTTGCGTCACTTAAATTGTGACATTTGTCACTTGTTGTCACATTGTGTTTTTTGGTGTTATTGTGTTTATCAAAACTACTTTTTTTATATGTGTAATAATCACATTTTTCACAATGAAATTGTTGAGCAACTTTTTCGCAACTTTTTGTCACTAAAGTTTCCATAATTTAGTGACAGAAAAAGTTTCTATATATTTTGAAAAAAATAATATGAAAAATTTACAGTCACAAAATAAAATACAACACTCTTGTGACTACACGATAATTTTCAATTATGGTAACAACAGTTATGTTTTTCATAAAGTCAATCGCCTCTTTTCAAAAATGGACAAAAAAAATGTCCAAAACTGAAAACCAAAAATACTTTTTGGATGACTTTTCTGCAATAAAATAATGCTTACTGACTTTTTAAAAAATAATTCAGTGTTTATTAATAATGAGACGAATACTCGTAATCCGAAAGAGTTCGAAACAACAACACAACCCATATCTTTATGGTTTAATAAAAAAAATTGAAATAGAGTAATTTATTATTTATTACTTTAATAAATTTAAGATATTACACCTTTTAATATGGTATTTTCAATGAAACAACAAATTGTTAATGTTTTTAAAAATAATGTAACCCCATATTCATACGTATTCAAAAATATATACTGTGTATTTATATTCTGGATTATAGTACATTATATTTCATCACATATGTATATTTACTTTTGTACATCGCCTACAAGTTCTGGATTTGTAATGTCGTCTTTCATGTTAGCAGCACCACATTGTCAAGCATTACGTTGGCTTGTTTATAATGGAGGAAATACAATTATTTCTACATGGATTACATTTGGTTTTTGGTTATTGAGTTATATTAGTCCCATGACTAAAACTCCTATTAAAAAAAATATAATACCCATTATGGATAACGAATATACAGAAAAGGACGACTTTGATTATAAAAATAATTTTGATGAAGTTATTGATTTAACATATTCAGATAGTGATGATGATGAAACTGTTACCGACGACGACACCGACGACACCGACGACACCGACGACACAGACGACGATTCAATTCCATCTTTAATTGATATCGATAGCGATGATTATAGTTGTGATGATAATGACGAAACTGTTATAGGTCATGACGATTCAATTCCACCTTTAATTAATATCAATAGAGACGATGACGACGACGATAATAGTGATGACAGAGAATAGATTAGTAATTTATTTGTTTTTGTAAAATTGTAAAATAAATAAATTTTTTTTATTGTATTAAGTCGCATACATTAATCCAGCGTTACCACCAACAAACACTACCATGTTAATACGTTCCTCCATTACATACAAATTATAATTGTATTCGTAAATTCTCCAAGTTGGTTTATTTATACCAACAATTTCACCTGATTCTGGATCACAAATAGTTAAAACTTGCGCATACGGGTCTAATGGAGGTACGATTGTATTAAACTCCAATTGTACCAAATTGAAGCGGTTCATATTAATCGCACCCGATGGCTGTGATTCAAAAGGAGATGTATTCAAACAGAAATTATAACAATATAAACCATCCGGAGCTGTTCCTGGAGTTCTAGTGTATTTTTCAATATAGTTGAAAATACCTGCTTCAAAAGAATTTTCACGATATTGTCCGTCTAGTAATATAGCCATATTTATCAATATTTGATTCAAATTTTGAAAATTATAGATGCCTGAAGTCATGTAGCCCGTCAAGGTACCATCTGGGTTTACACCGGGACCAATGCTGATACTTGGCGATAATCTAAATGTCCCTGTGGTAGGTGCGGGTAATATATCCGAAGGTAAATAATTATATGGCCAATTCGAATAGTTCGACCATTCATTTCTTAAATTTACATCACTTCTTTGAAAATAAAATAACCAACTTGACACCAAACCAATGGAGTCCAAATCTACTTTATTAGGTCCAGTTACATTATAAAATACTTTTTCATTCACTTGCTTAAACAAATATTTTTGCTCGTTTTTCGCAAACACCCGAGATTCATCATTGGATAGAAAACAATATGTTGATATCATATGTATATCAGGAAACCAAACACTTCTTTGATCCAAGTAAGAATTAATACCCAGATTTACATCAGGAGGTGTCTGTAAAAATCGATACATCTGATTTTGATATTGATTAAAATTAGGCGCAACGTAAGGAAATTTGTTTACGTAATCAAAGACGTCTCTTATACGAAACAGTTCATTGATTGGGCGAAATGTAACATAAATCTGTAACTCATTATACTGCAATGAAACTAATGGGAATGCCATTTGAGTTTTCAATGAAAACCACGAATTTAAAGGAATGTATAGTTGACGACCTCTTATGGATGGTTCAGCACCAGACGGATTATCCGTGTGATACGCGTTTGGATAAGAGTTGACTCGACTACCGGCGTTCGCTGGATTGTATAGTTCTGGTACATGACCAATCATTTTAAAAAAAAGGTCTAATTTGGTGCCATTGAAATCTCGAAGAGCTGAATTCAATAAATACGATCCAGAATATTCCTGTAATTTTTGATTACCACAAGTAATGCTAATTTGTGAAATCATTTGGGCTCCAATATAATCGATCCATTTAAATTCATATGGTGCCCATTCAGTGTGTGATATAGAACCATCTGGATTTATTATTTCTTGTGGTGGTAGTATACCACTCCATATATTGGGTAAATTTACCACTATATATGTGTCCATCAATAAATCAGCATACCTTGGTACTTTAAATTGAAATGTGGACGTTTCTGCTAAACGCAGTGTTGTAGATCCTTCAAAATCGATTCTGAATTTTTGCATACCAAAATTGGTATATTTTGAATAAGCTGATTTCCAAAATGTTTTTGAAGGATTACCATTTAATACTATATTTTGTTGACCACTTGATACTAAATTTAATAATCCGCCTGCCATAATTAATACTTAATATATATAATTATTTCATTTTAAATAATAATATTATTGTTTTATATTATTTTTCTTTATATGTGCGATGTTTTTTATTTTTATAACTTCTTTTATGATGATGCTGTTTTTTATTAGTAAGTTTTATTTTATTTCTACAACATTTTTTTGTTTTTTTCTTTTGACCACCACGACCGTACATATCGGCTGAAGTTCTTTTTTTATTTTGTATTGTATGATGTTTAGTTATTGTTTGAAGAGCATTATCAAAACTATTTTCTGGTACAGGGTTGGGTCTGTATTCTTGAATAGCATTTGCTTCTTTTTTAGAATATTCATACCATTCATCAATATTTTTAAAATTTTCATCTAATTGTATATTATCCTGTAAATTTGTATTTTCTGATAATATTTCTTTGCGCTCATTTATTAAAAAATCAATTACATTTAAATATTTATTGAAAACAGTTGGATTTACATTAGTCATAGCATATTCTAATAAACCATTGACATAGTCGAGTATTTCTTGAGGATTTGATTTTTGATCAGCTTCAACGCAACAATATTTATTATTTGTAAATTTTGGGTATTGATTTGGATTACATCCTAGACTACCTATATTATTTACATTTTCTAAATATTGACCTATTGTTAATTCTCTTTTATTAGGGAAAACAACATTAGGACCAGGTATACAATTTTTAGAGCTATTTATACTATTTTCATCAAATGTAAAGGTCTTTTGTTTTTTGTATGAAGGTGTAAAAGTTGCCATATATAATTATAAAATATTTAAAGTTTTTTATAAAAATTAAAAATATTATTAAAATATTACTATAAATTAATAATACAAGTAAAATGATGAATCCACAATTAAAAAAATTAAATTATAATATAGACGAAAATTTTATTTTTTTTTGTATTTTAGCATTAATACTATTTATCATTATCATATATGTTAGTTATTTGATTTATATTTCAACTTTAAAATCAAAAGAATGTAATTTTTTGAACAAATTATACCCTTCTGTGGATGGACATATTAAATCGATTTCACCTAATAATCCCGACTATAGTGGAAATTTATATGATTATTATATTAAAACAGCATATAACGCTTGTAGCGGTGGTAGTTACAAAAACGATTATGTTGATCTGTGTGTTTTAAAAAGTATTATAAAACAAGGGGTTCGCTGTTTAGATTTTGAAATTTATAATATCGATGGTAAACCTGTTGTGTCAACTAGTACTACAAATAATTATTTTGTAAAAGAAACGTTCAATTACGTTAATTTTAGTGATGTTATGAAAACGATCAAAGACTATGCTTTTTCAACCGGTACGTCGCCGAACCCGAATGACCCTTTGTTGATTCATTTAAGAATAAAAAGTAATAATCAAGAAGTGTATTCGAATTTAGCAAACATATTTAAATCTTATGATGATATTATGCTTGGGAACGATTATAGTTATGAAAATCATGGCGAAAATATTGGTGCAAAACCATTAATAAGTTTTATGAATAAAATTATTTTAATCATAGACAAAATGAATAACTCGTTTTTAGAAAATAAGGAGTTTTTGGAATATGTGAACTTGACAAGTAATTCCGTGTTTATGAGAGCTTACCCATATTATGATGTAAAAAACACACCTGACATTAATGAACTACAAGAATACAATAAAAAATGTATGTCCATTGTTTTTCCGGACAATGGTATAAACCCTAGTAATCCAAGTGGAGTTTTATGTAGAGAATGTGGATGCCAAATGGTAGCAATGAGATATCAAAGCGTTGATAATCTTTTGGAAGAAAATGCGGTGTTTTTTGACGAAGCAGGATCCGCTTTTGTACTTAAACCAGAAAATCTTCGATATAAAGAAGTTACTATTCCCGAGCCGACACCACAGAATCCTGAATATTCTTACCAAACTAGAAATGTAACGACTGATTACTACAATTTTAATTTTTAATTTTTTTGTGAATTCATCCAAAAGAGACCACATAATACGAGATGATACGACAATGACATGACACAAAATCACATCAAATAACTGACTATGTCAATGTCATCAATCAAATATTTTTCTTTTATTTGATCAATTAGAATAGTAATTACAACCTTTCTTTTATAATTTCTATTTCTATCAATTTCGCTTATAATTATATTCATTGTTACAGCTGGTCCCCAATTGAACTTACAAATAAATGACTGACAACACAAACACTGTTTGTTTGTTATTTTTTGAAGATTATCTTTGAATCTTTCTGATGGCATTTTTAATAAACTACTATAACATTTATTATTGTAATAAATAGCAGGTGGTGTAAATGGATAATTTTTATCGATAACAAAAGAATAACTTTGCATTTTATCATTACTATAATTCATGATAGAGATTTTAAGCATATTTATTTCTTCGTTGTAGATAACAGAAATATATGAATTTATGTACTTATTTGATAATTCAGAGTATTCTCTCAAAACTCGTTTCTCCATATAATTTGATATAGAACGTTTTATTTCTGATTTATTATATTCATTTATTGTACGTCTATATTCTGCGTTTGAAATTGTTAGATTTGAATATGATATCATGGTCATATACGTATATATTTATTTTATGGTTTATATAGTTTTAGTAAATATATATCAATTTATTATTTTAATTTTTAATTTTTATTTGCTTATTATATGAAGAAAGAAAATATACCTAATTGTAAAAATTTAACATTTCAAGATTGTGAGTTATCTATATTACGAATAGCGGTTGATAAAGCCGAAGAAAAAATAGGGAAACGAATTGTAAATTCGGAAGATGTTAAACAGATTATTGTCATTGTAGAGAATTTTATAAAAAAGAAAAATATGATTTGCTACGGCGGAACTGCTATTAATAACATATTACCAATCGAGGATCAGTTTTATAATAAAGACGTTGAGATCCCTGATTATGACTTTTTTTCTCCTAATGCTTTAGACGATGCTAAAGAGCTTGCTGATTTGTATCATTCCAAAGGGTATACTGACGTTGAAGCCAAAGCAGGTCAACACCGAGGTACGTATAAAGTATTCGTGAATTTTATTCCAGTAGCAGATTTAACACAATTTCCAAAAGAAATTTACTATTCTATTAAAGAAGAATCCATAAGAGTAAATGGGATACTGTATGCTCCACCCAATTTTTTACGAATGGCCATGTATTTAGAGCTTTCCAGACCGGCTGGTGATATATCTAGATGGGAAAAGGTGTTAAAACGGTTGACTTTATTAAATAAACACTATCCATTGACGAGTTTAAATTGTTATAATATTGATTTTCAGAGAGAAATGGAAGAACCCACCAAAGAAGACGAAATATATGAAAATGTAAGAAATACATTCATTAATCAAGGAGTTGTCTTTTTTGGTGGTTATGCTATTTCTTTGTACTCGCAATACATGCCAAAAAAATTACAGAAAACAATTCAAAAAGTCGCCGATTTCGATGTTTTATCTAGTGAACCTAAAACAACTGCTGAAATTGTTAAAGAGAGGTTAAAAGACATCGGTGTTAGTGATGTTAGAATAATACATCATGATGCTATAGGTGAAATTATTCCTGAAAACTATGAAATTGTAGTAAGCAACGATACAATAGCTTTTATATATCAGCCGATAGCGTGTCACAGTTATAACGTGATCAATATTCATTCACAAAGTGTGAAAATTGCTACAATTGATACTATGTTGAGTTTTTACTTATCATTTTTGTATACAAAACGTCCTTATTACAACGAATTTTTAGATAGAATTTTGTGTATGTCAAAATTCCTGTTTGATGTACAACAAAAAAATAGATTGAAACAAAAAGGGTTACTTAAACGTTTTAGTATTATTTGTTATGGACATCAGGAATCAGTTGAAGAAATGCGTGCTGAAAAAACAGCAAAATTCAAAGAGTTGAAGGATCATAGGAATACGAGGGAATTTGAGGAATGGTTTTTAAATTACAAACCAACTTCAAAACATGAAAATATAGGTGAAGAGACAAAACATATGATGAAAAAGAATATAAAACCTGAAAAGGTCAAAAAAGACCAAAAAGACCAAAAAGTACAAAAAATGAAAACCAGAAAAATGAAAAGCAATCCAAAAACAAATAAAAAGAAGAAAACAAATAAAAAGAAGCGCGGTTTTTTGAATTTGTATTAGAAACTATCTACCCAATGAGAGAAAACAAAGACACACCCGCAAGCAGACACACAAACAATAAAATAAAAAGAATATCTTGTTAAAAGGATTCAAATATATATTTTATTTTATTGTATCATCAAAAATGGATAAAATTCAATTTTTTTGTCTCAATTACAACAATGACGAAAGAAAAATAAATATGAAAATGCGGTTTGCGCAACTAGATATTGAATGTACTTTTATGCCAGGTGTCGATTTTACAGACAACCGAATATCTAATTATCATGAAATATTAGATAATGGTACAAAACGTGTATGGTCTTGTATGTATGGACACCTTGATATGATTCATATGTTTTATTGTAATACAAATAAAGAATATGGAATATTTTGTGAAGATGATATATTTATTCATAAAAATATTAAAAATTATTTACCGCGTATTTGTTTTGACTTCAATGCGCTTAATCTAGATGTCCTTTTACTAGGTTATTTATTACAAGATAGAGTGTCCAATCTACCACCAAACTTTCAAAAAGAATTTCCTATAAAGTTTTTGAATGATAATAAGTCGCCTTTTATATATCATTCTTTTCCAGAGTATCTTTGGGGCGCTCAAATGTATATGTTGTCGCGTAAACACGCTAAATTTTTATTGGATAAATACATGAAAGGTTACTCGGAATTAACAATTCAAAATAAAGATATTGTTCCATTCAGTGCCGACTGGACATTGACCAAAGATGGTAATCGTGCTTTAATATCACCTATTTTAGTAGTCGAAGATAATTCTAGTAGTTATGATGATATAGGTCAAAAGTCGTTCCATAAACAATGCTTTGATTCTCATTATGAAGATGATTTATTTGTAGTTTAGTGATTTGATTGGGTTGTTTGGTTTCATTGGTTTGGTTGGATGACTAGTTATTTACACCTTTACAATATCAAATATACATTTATATTTTTTAATAATTTTGAAATACTCATTTTCTTCATTTATAACATCATTATCAATATAGTTATTTAGATTGATATAAATAAAATTGTCTCTACATAAATTATTAGGTATTATTATATCATCGCAGTCGCTTATCAAAATAAAATTAAATACTAGATTAGGATTAATAATGTTAATATTTTTGTAAAAATTAATTATTTCTTCTTCTTCTATATTTTGCTGATTTTTACAATACCTAATAAAATTTATTTTATGTTGTTCTTTAATTGTATTTATTAACCGTTTTTTTCGTCTGATATATTTCTCAGTTATTTCATTTATACTATTATCATTAAATTCGTTAATATCATGATGTGAAACTAATAAATCAAAATTGTTAAAATTAATACTTGTAGTGTTTAAAGGATTTGGGTATATATAATTAGTTTCAAATAAAATAGGTCTACCTTCTAATACTTCATTTACACTTTTCAAACTTGTAACTAACCAATCAAAAAATTGTGTTTCATTTGAGTTTTTTGTGTAATTAATTATACTTTGTCGAACTGCGCAAGCATTAGCAGCGTATGATGATGATAATGATAAATACATAATATATTTATATATAAATATATTATTTTTACAGCTAAAACCCACCAAATTGTTGATGTATTTTATTCATTAAGTAGTAAAATATACCGAATAAAGCACTCATAAAAATATATCCATTGAAATTTAGATTACCATCATTTGAAAAAAGAAAAGGTAAATAAGTAAACATGTATTTTCTAAATATAGGTAATTGAAAGAGAAAATAAAGAACTGCTAATAATAATGGAACTTGAATTTCATTATACATATCATCCAATCTATTGTTATTCTCTAGTTTGTAATTATAATCATTTATCATATCAGTTGCTTTTTCATAATTACCGATATAATCCTCTTGGAATATGACTTCTTTATTTACAGGTGGAGGAGGAATATAATTTGGTTGAATATTTACATCGTGGGTCAAATTACTAGTATTCAATGGAATATCTCTTGACGGCAATTGAGTCGCGCCTGTTAGATTTGCTTGTTGTAACCCATTGACAATTTGATTTATTACTGATTGATCTAAACTAACTGCGTTTGAATTTACATTCATGTTTTGTTGCTGTACAAGTTCGCTAGCATTCATTGACATATTATTATTTAAATTTCCACCGTTTGCTGGATCGGTCGGTAAATCCATAATACTTGTTGTTGAATTGTCACTCATAGTTTATATTCTAATATTTAGAATGGCCTAAAATAAAAATACAATAAAAACGTAATTCTCATATAATCAACATTAAAATCCAACTATTTTTTTATTTGAATCACACTTCGTAGATTGAGTAGTGTATTTATAACATTTATTGTCGTATTTGTATATCTTATCCTTTATTTTATCTAAAGGTACTGCGTGAAAAATAATACAATTTTTGTCTTTACAAACAGTTCGAAACAATGATGCTAAACCTATGCCAAGTAATATAGACATCAATTTTTTACCATTCTCAGTATGAATAAATTTTGACAAATGGAACATCGTATTTATACCTTTATATTTATACTATATTATACTATAAAAATAAATAAGAATCAATTTTGAATAGGTATTTCATTGATTAATGACACGTCTTTGGGACAATTGACTTCATAAGGTTGAAAATGAAAACAATTATCCGCTTTATCTTTGAATACAATTTTATCTACGTTTTCAGGGCTAGGATAAATATAGATTGTTTTCATTTCAGGACCATAAATATAAACAAAAAATAATCCGATAGCAAAACTTATTAAAAATATACGTAAATTGATAAAATTGAATAGCATTTATATAATGTTTATATTTTTATTTTTTTGTTGGTTTTATACCCGCGAAGATTTACACCTTTTTTTATTTACACCTTTTTTCATTTCAAATGCCGGTTTTTTCTAAAAAAAGATCCAACGACATTGGACACCAACTAAAATAAGTTCCTTCACCATATGTGCTACTGCATTCAGTATAATATTGAAAACGTATTTCATTTTTGTTATTCAACTTGGTATAGAATAAAAATGATTCTCTCATTTGTTCATGACTCATTATTTCATCACATTTTTCTTCAAATAATATATTCGCAAAATCGTCATCATTAAAATTATATATTTTTATTCCAAAAATAGTACCATTAGTATAAATTCCCATTTTATAATAATATATTATGTATTTATTATTATAATACAACGCAATAGTGGGCGTTTTAAATGAGAAAAGGTGTAAAACGCCCGTATTATTATATGAAAGTGTAATAAAGGTTATTTGATATTATATCAAAAATGGCGTTGCATCATCTAGATAACTGGAAACAATATTTAACAAATGACGATTATAATTATTTGATACAGTTTGTAGAAAATATTAAAAACAATATTTCAAATGATAAAATGATAATTTTGTCTGGACCAGCTAGAACTGGTAAATCTACATTAAAAAATGACATTCAAGAATATTTGAGTGATGAAATTTGCGGAGGTATGCCGATGTCGGGTGATATAATTTATTTTGAAAATATAAAGAAACTAGGATTTTTTTGTGGAATTGATGAAATACGTACTAGTAAAAAAACTAATACTGCAATTATAAATTTGATTAAATATAAACAATCTTTATTAGCAGACACAAATAATATAGAAAGAGTAAATATTAAACTTTTAGAATTTTCCAAAATTATCAAAATGGAACACGTTTTCTAATAATGTGTGCGTTTTACACCTTTTCTCATTAAAACCGCCCATATTATAGATTTTTTCGAAATATACAAAAAGGTATAAAGATTTCTACGTATATTATTTAATGTTTAATACACCAAATTTAGATACACAACTACGAAGTATGTCCAGTAACATCATGAATATGATTGTATTTGATAAATTCAAAACGGGAAAACCAATATTCGATGCTTTTATTACAACAATGGTATTGACAGCTATTACTTATCTTTTTCAATTCATAAATGATAAAGTACTTGATTTCACTCGATTCATACAAACATTTGAAAACGATTTGGAATCCATGTTTTATACAAAAAATATGGTTGAATATGATGGAAAAATATCACTGTCAACTACATTTTACGAAAGCACACTCAATCAATCCTATGCATTCAGTGACCGATTTAAAGCTCTATGGAACCATATTATTGAAAATGTAAGCGATAACGACACCATCAAACATATAAAGGAATATTCGTCGTTTGGAAATTCATACAAAGAAAGGGATTTGGGAATTTATATGGTAGTTCAAAGTAAAAAATTCTTGATATCCAAAGAACACGAAATCTATGCTTATACGAGCATACATACGCAAGACCCCGAATCAGAGAGCAAGTCTGACAAATCAAAACGTATGAGTAGAATCGAAAAAATCGTTATTCAATTGTTTTCATACAAAAGCAGCATCAATGTTATCAAGGAATTTGTAGAAGACATTACAAAAAAATACTTGATGTCTATAGAAGATTTACGTGATAACAAGCGGTTTATTTATACACTGTCTAATGTCAAATACGAAGAAAGTAAATACGAAATGTGGGATGAAAATTTATTTTCCAGTACAAGCCAATTCAATAATATTTTTTTCAAAGACAAGGCACTCTTGATAAAGAAAATCGATTTTTTCTTGAATAACAAGGAGTGGTATTTTGAAAAGGGTATTCCATATTCAATTGGCATAGGAATGCATGGTCCGCCAGGCACAGGAAAAACATCATTGATAAAAGCAATCGGGAATTATACAAATCGTCATGTTATTGTGATTTCATTGAAACTAATAAAAACGAAAAAACAACTAGATAGTATATTTTTTGAAGACCGATATAAATCGGACAACAAAAAAAGTAGCATTGGATTCGATAAAAAAATCATAGTGTTTGAAGACATAGATTGTGTGGGTGATATTGTTTTAGATAGAGAAAAAAAGAAAAACAAATCGGTTACTGGTTTTGGAAAAAAATTAGATATCGAACAACTCACAAGTGAATCAAAAGTAAACGTTGGAGATTTGTTGGAGACAATAGTCGTAACAGAAAAAACAACCGACAAACCGGATTTTTCGAAGATATTACTGGATGATGAACCGATTACATTGGATGATATTTTGAATTTATGGGATGGAATTCGCGAAACACCTGGGCGAATCATGATTATTTCTTCGAATCATTATCGTGATTTGGACCCGGCATTGATACGTCCGGGAAGAATTGATGTAACCATGGAATTGTCTTATGCATCCCGTACAATCATAAAAGAAATGTACGAGCATTTGTTTGATGAACCTATCGAACATGTGAAGTTGGAAGGCGTTGAGGATGGATTTTATTCACCCGCCGAGATCATAAATATTTATATGAATGAAGATAGACAGAAAGAGCGGTTTTTGGAAAGGCTCTGTAAAAATGAACATGTTTGATTTTACATCTTTTCGTATTTAGAGCAATACCCACAATATTTAACAAATGATGATTTACATGAGAAAAGGTGTATAACGGATATAATAACGGCTAATACAAATTCGTAGCATCCAATTCTTTTGCTATAATATTCGCCAAAGTTTCTAATAACATATTGTAATTTTTCACTCCATTTTGTTCAGTGTATAGTGTCAAAAGCGTTTGTTGATAAGATTTTTCCAACCCATTAAATATATTGTTATAAATTTCATTACCAAAATCGTAACTACCGTCATCTAAAATTTGAGGCGGAACAATTAAATTACTAGGATTTATAAATTTTAATAATTTATTTTGTTTTTTATTTTCCGTCAAAGTATCCATTGTTTCTTGCAACCATTCACGGTCTTTTGAAATTGCGTCGCGATATTTAACGGGTAATTTATTCCATATTTTTTGATATTCGTCGTTGTCCCATGTTACAGTTCCATCTTGTTGAATTCTTGGTCGAATTGACAACGGTAAAACAATCGGTACATTTAACACTTCTTCCTCCTTGGGTAATTCAGTTGTTATTTGTTTCTTCTTAGAAGCTTTTGTTTTGGTAACATTGCCATACTCGAAAGATATAACCGCTGGTTGTGTATAAATTTCTTCTAAATCAAATATACTATATTTTTGTTGTATTAATTTATAAACGTTCGCATTGTCATCATATTCAACGAAATTATTTTTGTATTTTAAAAGCATGATATCTTTTAATTTTGGCTGTATCTGATTAATATAAATCTCGACACAATCTCTCACATATTGTACGTCGTTTGTACTGTTATAATTTTTGATTCCTTCTTTTATTTCTTGAATTAAAATATATACTGTTTCTTTTAATTTCTGTATAGTTTCAGTATCTTTCTTGTTGTCTATAATTTGAAACAAAGTTTCATAATTTAAATTTAAAAGAAAATTAATATCGTTGATACTCTCCTTTAATTTATCAAATCGTCCAATCGCTTTTTCTGGTGTGATATATCCGAATAACAACTTATTCTTATCTTTGATAATATCATTCTTGTATTCATTGGAGTCTTTTTCCAATTCTTTAATATGATCTAATAAATTATAACTAACTCCTGTGTTGATATTAATATTCAAATTACAAGGTTCAGTAATACTTCCACATATTGCTTGTAGTTCTCTAAAATCCTCGTTTTCATTACTAGTACGTTTTATAGAAAAAATGGTACCAACTGGTCGTTTACAATTGATACATTGTGGTTTCAATTTTTTATATTCGCTTCTTTTTTCTCTCCAACTCAAAGATTTGTCCTTTATTAATTTTTGTTTTTCTTTATTAAATTTGACTTCATATGTATTTTTTAATTTATAGTATTCGTTAAAAGATTCAATTATTTTGTTCGCATCGTTGTTCACATCGTTGGTTGGGTCTGGGTTTTTGATATTTTCATATGACATATTTCTTTTTATTATATAGATAATATTTATTTTATTATTTTACTTTTCATTTCCAGCTAAAATATTATTACACCGACCGAAAAGAAAAATCAGTATACAATTTTATTGTGAATTGTTTCATAATCATTATCCCAATTAGGCAAACCAGTAATCAACTCTTGATGCGCACGTTTTTTTGCTTGTTGGAAATTCTGTATTTTGGACAAAATATATTGTTTTTTTTCGCGATCTTTTTTTTGCTTTTCAATGGGTGATAATTTGCCTTTATATTTATAAATCAATGTGGCTAATAAAATAAGTAAAAACAATACTAGCAATCCTATATTGAAAATCATATTTTGATATTTTTCCTTAAAAATACGGCATTGTTTTAGAGTTTCATTCAGAAAATATTTTACTCCATTTTCTACTAATCGTGGATATTTTACTTCATTGTATTCCATAAATAATACTTTTACAATAATAAATTAAATTATACATATTATTTATATGGCAACAAATTCATATTTTAATATTATAACTTTTTTATTAACAACTGTATTTTATTATTTGGCTTTAAAACCCAGGTTAAAGTATAATGATTTGGTTAATGATAATCAATATAAAACATATTTACAAAAAAATTATTTATATTTAGGTGTTTATTTTTTATTGATATTAATAATACAATTCACAGTAAATACATCAATCGTGACAACAAAGTGTGGCGGTAATGTTACAGAAAATTTGGGCGCTTCTGGTTTGTTGACATTTGTTCCTTGGACTCTTATTTTTGGTGTAGTTATTATTGTTCTAGTTGCTTATCCTGGTTTCAAATCATCATTTTCTGATGTAATTGGTTATTTTTATGTTTCCGGATCTGCGAATAAAATTTTAACTGAATTATTAGTTAACACAAAAATAAATGATCAAATGGATAAAGAAAATATGGATCCATCGAGGAAAAAACAATTGGAACAAGCTGCTGATATGATTATTAAAATTTGTGGAAATACCTCTATATTGATCAATCAAATTGTCCCTTCCAATTTTATAGAATATTGGAATTTATTGCGACCTTTGATGAAAGATGAATATAAAATGGACGGTTCACATGCTGATGAAAAAAGAAATGAATTATTTGAATTAGTTGTAACAAGAGATAATGTGGGAGAAGCAATGTGGTATATCTACACTGGTTTATTAATTTGCTCGATTGTTCAATTAAAAATTTCTACTCGAGCATGTATGACGAATCCAAAACAAATTGCTAAGAATTATCAAAATTATTTAGATGAGCAGATTGCGTCGGACGCAAAACAAAAACAAGCGACAAGTACAGTATATACAATAACCAATTGAGGTTCGTCGCTCCTATTTTACATATATTGTTTTGAAGGATTTACCACAAGTTAAACACTATGTTTGTATTTTACGCATTATTGGTCTTGTTTTTTGATTTTGTTTTTTGTTTTTTTTTGTTTTGTTTTTTTGTTTTGTTTTTTTGTTTTTGTTTTGTTTTTTTGTTTTTTGGTTTTGTTTTTTTGTTTTGTTTTTTTGTTTTTCCACCCATCATAATACAATAACTATTGTTACAAGTTATTGTTTTTATCAAGTTCCTATTATAGTTTATCTTAAGACCTATTATATCAATTAAATGTTTTAATGTTGTAATTTGTTCCTTATTTAACACATTTTGTAAGTTGTCAAGTTTTCTTTTTTGTGTTTCAGGATGTAACACATTTTGTAGATTGTCAAGTTTTCTTTTTTGTGTTTCGGGATGTAACACATTTTGTAGATTGTCAAGTTTTCTTTTTTGTGTTTCAGGATTTATCACATTTTGTAGATTGTCAAGTTTTCTTTTTTGTGTTTCAGGATTTATCACATTTTGTAGATTGTCAAGTTTTCTTTTTTGTGTTTCAGGATTTATCACATTTTGTACGGTGTCAAGTTTTCTTTTTTGTGTTTCAGGATTTATCACATTTTGTACGGTGTCAAGTTTTCTTTTTTGTGTTTCAGGATTTATCACATTTTGTACGGTGTCAAGTTTTCTTTTTTGTGTTTCAGGATGTAACACATTTTGTACGGTGTCAAGTTTTCTTTTTTGTGTTTCGGGATTTATCACATTTTGTACGGTGTCAAGTTTTCTTTTTTTAATTTCAGGATGTAACACATTTTGTACGTTGTCAAATTTTATTTCTCCTAACCTATTAATATATTCAAAAAATTTTTTTATTGTTATTTGATCTATTGGGATGATATTTTTTTCAGAAAACAATTCATTCAAATATAAATACAATTTTGTTACTTCTCGAATAAATTGTATGCCAAAAGATTCCCTTAAAATTTTTATTAAATTTTCATTACGTAATTTTTCATTATCTTCGAGTTCTGTTTTATAATTAACTGAAACATATCCAAAAGAATTATACCAAGATCGACCTGTTGTTAAAATTTTGAGAAAAGCTAAATCTATTGAAATCCAGTTTAATTTTATTTGCGAAAAATCAAATAATTCAATATAGCTAATTCCTGGTATTTGTTTTGCTATTTCGTGTGTTTTTTGTAATAAAGTACTACCTGAAGTAGTACCTGGATTAATCCCACATTTATGTAAAGAAGTTATACGAATAAATTTTTCATGAAATTTTAAAAACAAACATTCTTCGCCGTCCCGATATATAGTAAATGATATAATATCATCATAATCAAAAAATATTTCAATGTCATATCCATCATTAGGATTAAATTTTTGTTCAATAATACTTTTTATTCTATTATAATCCATATATAATATTATATTATGATATTTTATTTCTTTTGATTTTTAGTTGTTAAATACAACTCTAAAACCTGTAATATAGAAAAATAAAATCAAATGAAAAGTTAGTTCCAATATACCAAGAACTGAAATTTGGAAAATACAAATGGTATGGTTATAATATAGATGAATTAGAAGATCATGTTTATCACATAAAACAGAAGAAATATGTGAAAAATTATATTTGAAATTCAATAAAGACAAATCACAAAAAGAACGAAAGACATTCTATCCCTAACATATCAAATGGAAAACAATAGAAAATAATAGAAGTAAAAACAGGAGACATACCTAAAAAGTATAGAAGAGAATCCAACACTCATAAAAGTTTTCAACCGTTAAAAGCTGTGAATTGTGAGACAATCTCAAGTTTTTCTTTTACAGAAAATGGATAGTGTACTTTTATCTTCCACGTCATCTAATAAAATAATTTGGGTTTTGCTAAATAAAACATGACAAACAAATAACTGATTATTCCTAAAATTATAGATAGTAGCCAAATAGGAAAAATAGTTTTGTTTTTATACCCAATTCCAAATTCTCGAATACTTCCATCTTTGTTATAAAGAAAAGACGGTTTTGTCATAACGATTACTCCAAACATAATTACAAATAATAATACTGAAAATGTTGTAATATGCTCTCTTACATAGGATCGATTGATTATCATTAAATTATTATATATAATTTAATAATATATTTTTTGCAAATTGAATTCGTTTTATGGAGTAGGAGTATAATAGCTAATATTATAGTAATAACAATATATAATTGTATCATCATAATAAACATATAAACAAAACATACCACTATTTAATGGTGTGAGATTACTTACAGTTCCTGACAATGTGCAGGTTTGTTTATTAAATTTAAGTCCTACTGGTAGAACAGGTAATGGCGAAACATAATTGTTAGAATAACCTACTAAAGTATAAGTATAACAATAATCATTATAAAATGTTTCAAATTGATGATGATAATATTGTCCTATCGGAATTTCCAATTGCGTGACATAATAATCTCCCATTATATATATAATATATAAAAATCCTAAAATCATTCAAAATCTTCATAATTATCTACTTCATCACCTTCAAATTCACCGTTCATATAGTTTTCAGTATATCCTTCAATGTCATAGGCTTCTCTTTCAATGTCAGCATCTCTTTCTATCTCATCAATGAAATCATCTAAAACAAATCCTCCACTTGTAACATCGTAATCACTATTCTTCAGTTTTTTCATAGCCTGCTTTTCATAATTCATCATTTTTTCCATAAATTCCCGTTCTTCGTCATAATTCTCTTTCACATAGGTAGTCAATCCTTTTTGTAAACCTTTGCTCCAAACACCTAATTTATTCACTTTCAAAATAGTATCAGCATCCCTTTCTTCGTCTGACATGAATTTTAATCTATCTGTTATAATATTTTTTTCTTCTTCTTTCAACTTGAATATTCTGTCCAAAACATCATCATATGAAATATCAGTTTCATCTTTGTATGATTCCATCATCAACAAAAATTCTATTAACAGAGAAACAACCTTGTTTTTCAATTGTTTTTTATCTCCTCGTATTAATAAATCATTATTTTCTGTTCTATTGTCAATAGAAACATCCATAGTTACATCACGGCCAGTATTCACTTCTTCCAAAAAATCAACCGAAAATAAATCTTGTACATCCTGTTTTCTAGTAATTTCTCTCGTGATCATTTCATCTTTATCAGATAAATAAGTGTATTCAAGTAATACTCTAAAAAAATAATACTCAAACAAAAACTTACCAGTACGTTCATCAAATACTGGTTTCATTTCTCTCCCAGTGTTGTCACGTTTCGTAATAAAAGTAGGTGTATTCTTCGCTAAAAACAACAAATTATCACACGACTTTTGTATTCTTACTAAAATATTATTTAATAATGGCACATCGTAAAATACTCGAAGTTTTTCATAGAATCCACTTATATTATCTTTGATTTTTTTCTGGTGATTCTTTGATAAACCCAAATAATTGGGAATGATATTTTCTTTGTAGTCCACTTTATTCAAAATAATATTCGGAAATATTTTCACAAAGTTTACAATAAAAGATTGGAGAAAATTGATAAAACTATAAATACTAGAGTGGGATGTAATGTTATTGATGTTTCCGCGTTTGTCTGGTCTTTCAGATCGCCAATTAGAAATATCTTTAATAAAGTTAGTAACATTGTTAAGCTTGTTTCGCGTAACTTCGCGACCCCTATTGCTATTAATAAATTCCAATATTTCCGATTTCATTAATTCGGTTTGTTTTATCAAAAAATTGTTCAAATTTTTGACATCTTCTTTTTGAATATCGGAATCAAAACCAAAACCTTCTTCGTGAGACATCATTCCACTAATTATAGCCTTTGCTATTAGTTTCCTGAGAGATGGTTCAATTGTTTCCTCGTTTTTCTCTAAATCCATTTCCTCTAAAATAGCATCCATTTTTTTTAATGGCGACACCAATGGTTTATTAATATCAATATAAATAGTATTATTTTGAGAAACAATCTGAATAAGCCGTAAAAAAGATTCGGTCGAATATTGAACACCACTTTCTTTTAATTTTTTTATTATTTCATTTCTATTATCGCCCACAACGAGATCAGTTGGTTTGCTATTACACAATGGCAAAAGTTTTTCAGGAACTGGTAGTAACGAGTTAAAATGACAATAGTGAATAAAAGTATCATAAATAGTTACACTTTCTATTTCTTTTTTGATACCCGGATAAATATTTTTTGTATTTATTGGACTGTATAGAATACATGCTTTTGAGTAACTAGTAATATCTTCCAATAAATTTGTCAAATTTTTAACAATTTCATTGTATTCTTTAATTTTATTACCACCATCTTGTTGTTCAAAATAAGCGATTGTAAATGTCTGTTCATTGTTTTTCTCTTGACAACACGAATTCTCTAGAAAAAATTCATTATTCATTTTACTCAACGTCAAATCTTTTTTCTTAACAATATCCTGTATCTTTTCTTGGATAGCTAGAGAGAATTGGATGATTTTTGAACCCACTACTAATATCTGTTCATTTTGTTTTTTGGACCCTAATTTCAAGTTGGATAGCAAAGTGCTTTTAAATTCGCTTGAAATATTTAATAAATTTGTCAATTTAAATGGTCGTAATGGCGGTAAAAATTCAAACCAATTTGAAACATTATATTGCTGAGGTATTTCTTCTTCCGGGTTCAATAATAAATAGTCATTTTTTTCGGTGATCTTGCGCGTTACATCGGGTAATTTTAACAAATATTCATTCAATACTTGGACAATTTTATTGAATATATATTCCTCTTTGGTTTTTTTTAATACATACCACGGTTTTGCTACATTTTTTCTTATTTGATAACAAATACATGATATATATTTTACACTGCGCATATCTCCGGTTCCTTCGAATGGAAATCCACCAAAAGAACGTACACACCCGGGAAAAGTTTTCCTAGTTTTTACAGATGGAACGCTTGTTTGAATCGCAATTAAATACATACCCAACGTATAATACAAAATACTTGTATAATACAAGTCATCATAGCTCATTGGAGTTTTTGCACCAGGTTTGTTTGATAATTCTTTTATCCGCTTTTTATAATCAGCTTCATTTGGCAATGATGTTCTCAGTATTTCTGTAACACCGTTTATAATGAACTCTTTTTGATAATCAATATTAATACCCATTGCTATCGATAATGCTGACACAACATTAGAAATCATAATTGCTTCAGGAGTTTCTAATTGCAATCTTTGATCTTGTTTTACAGATATTATTTTATTACCAATGTCTTCTTCTAATACACCTCGCGTCGAAACCTTGAATCCACTTGCTTCATATCCTTCTTCCACATTAAAATCAATGTATTTGATAGTATAACCACTATATTTATCCACCCATTTATCACCATCATCACCTAATACGCCAATTTTTTTGATAATGGTTTCCATGTAATCATTATAATTCGAATTGTCATTTATATAAGCAGAAGCTAATTCATATTTAAAAGTAGGCATCAATTCAGTGTTTGTTTCTATACAATATAACCAATGAGGTGTTTCTTCTTTTCCCAATGGTCCTAATCCATATTCAGTAAAGGTGCGACAACATATTTTAACAAATTTAATTATATCATATTGTTTTTTAATCACATCAGATTGGCCTAATATTAAATCCCGATATTTAGCAAAAGGTGACACGATAATAGAGATATCACTACTTGGTCCATTCTCTAAATTATACCCCATTTTATATTTTTGATTATTGTACTTCAACATTTTATCATTATTCATTTTAATTGTTATTTTCAAAATCTCATACAAATAATCATATTTTTTCTTGATGTTTTCTTGAAATTCGGCTTTGGATTGATAGTATTTTTCGTCAAATTCATTTATAATATCTTTCAACATATTTTCCTGTAACTCCATCTTACTTATTTCCATACTTTCGCATTTATCACCATTTTTTTCGGGAACACTCAAACATTTATCTTGTAAATTACATAATACATTGGAGTCTGTTATCAAATTCTCGAGTCCTTCATCACCATCTTCTTTGTCCACGTTCGGATCCAAAATCCATTCATTATTTTTACGTATATAATGCTCAAATGTGATACCTTTTTCATTTGTTGTTTTTAGTATAGCATATTGTCCATTCAAAACTTTTTTATAGCCGGTTATTAATGTATCTGCTAAATAATCAGCATCTTCGTCGCTCAAATTCAAAACCTTCTTTAATTTATTTGTTAGAAACATAATGAAATCTTCAGGTGTTTTTGTAAACATTTCTTTTTCATAATCATCCAGAAGCCCATAATTAGTAGTATCATACTTTTTATCGAAATATATTTGTTTCTTATTATCACTCAGTAATTCATCTCTACTAAAATACAACTTAGCAATGGTTCTTTGCTGACTTTTATCTCCTCTACATATATCGTCTTTTGAATCATTGCGAATATCCGTTTTAAGTTGAGTTTTATCATCTTCAAAAATACTTGTGAATTCATTGGGAAATTTCAATGGAATACTCTGAATAGAAAGTGATGTAGTATACAATTTACCGCAATCTTTCAATATTAGTTTACGCTGTATTTCATTGTTAGTGAAACTATAGCTGCTGTTATTAATATCAGTATTAATATCATATTGATCAAATACATTATTTCTCATGTTATTTTTATCAGTGAGTATATTGATGATTGGAAACGCTTGAATAGGACTCAATTTAATTAAATTAGATGGTTTAAAATTTTTCAGATTATAAAATAATTTGGATTTGTCTATAAAGTCTTTGTTGTATTCTGAAACTTGTTCATAAATAAATTGAGTGATTGTTTTGTATTGACTAAATGTCAAGTCATCACTGTAAATTAAAAATGGTTCTAAATAAGTAACAACGTCTACAACAGTCATTTTTCCATGAATATGCTTTTTCATTAATTCGAATAAAACTTTGGTTTTTGGAACAATGAGGTTAATAAATTGATCATAAATTTCTTGTTTCGTGAATCCCCTTTTGTCTTCTTCTGATAAATTATTTACATACGACGTTATATCATTGACAAAATTATTTTCATCAAATTTCATATCATTATTCAAACTATCAACATTTATTATTTTAACATTGGTATTTTTTTTGAGAGCTTGCGAATAATTTACAAAGATTGAATTTAAATTAGCACGACTTAAAATACTGGTTCCGGGTAGATTGATTCGAGAGAATTGTATAAATGGATCTGGCAATGTTAACACCGAAGTTATAAATAACTCGTCTGGTTGAGTCAATTTTACTCTTATAGATTCAAATTGACTTCCTTTGAAATTTGTAGCATCTAGTTTTGTAAGTCCTAAATTATATTTTTCTATTACAAAACGTTTAATATTAAATTGATTATTAGAAAATACACTTGAATAAAAATCACCCAAGTTGTCAATAAGGACGTTTATATCGCAATTCGCATTTTTTTCAATCATGATTTCCGACAAATTCTCTTCGTTAATATCGTTGAATGGTGTAAAAAAAGGATTCAACTCTTTGTAAAGAGAAGAGTATTTATTTTGTTCATTGGGTAGGTTATTCGCCCTATAATTATTAATCAACATTTGTATTTTTTCAAGGTCGTCATTCAAAACTATATTAAGGACATCAGATTGTTCTTCATCTTCTTTTACAATGGAGCTTTCTGAATAAATTTTTTTCAGATTTTTGACAACTGGAAATAACCATAATAAATTCATATTGAAATCGTTAAAATATTTAATTAATGGTTTGTATTCTGGACCATGTTTAATAAAATCAACTATATTTCCATATTCATCGAAGGATGAAAACTTCTCTCTAAGTTGAACAAATCGTTCAATCATATTGTGAATGTTATTCAAAACTCTATTTGTACGTTCAGAATTGGGAATAGTAGACAATAATTCGTCGAGTAAATCATTAGTTTGACTTTCAATACTATAGCGTTCTGATTTGCCATATACATCTACAAATTGGACAATAGGTCCCAATGTTTCATTGTCAAATTGAATCTGATCTGCTTTAATAATGAATTCTCTTATTTGCGTTTTTACTTGATCAATTGGTAATTGTATTTGAATTGGGTTTGATACAACGACTATATTTTTTTCCGTAGTCAATTCAGGAATCACTATATCTTCAGTTTCTCTTTCTTCTCCTAATTTCGATTCCTCTTGTTGATGACTAGGTACGCATGGTTTATCTCTTATTTCAATGAGATCGATTGGTAAATCCTCTGGAATACCCTTATAATCAAAATTAATATAAATAATATCGCCATCTACCATTCGAATTTCAATCATATCATTTTCTAGATTTGTAATTTCTCCTGTTATTATTACCGGTAAATCCCCGCCAAAATAAATATTAACACATGTATTTGGTAGAAAATTATGCTGTCTAGCGTAGCCTTTTTCAGGACTCCTACTCTTAATACTTATTTTGGTAATTGTACCGTCACCAATAATACCATTTTCATTAATTTTCAATTTTATGGTTTCTAAAGATTGATCGTTTATTAAAATCATCTTGTTTTTATCAATGTAATCAATGTAAAATGTTTGTTCATTAAGTATTTCATTTTTTGGATCATAAATTTCAATTACATCACCTAATTGTAAATTAATATTCATTTCTTTTGTCATAAATAAATGAAGTGTTCTATATTTATGCTAGATATTTTTATGCTTAAGTAAAAACTATAGTAAATAAAGTATAAAGAGAAAGCAATATATTCAATCAAAAAATATGGCGAATTGTTTATATACTAATTTAGGAGAGATAAAAGGATTCAATGAATTATTACACGATAAAGATAATTCTACAAGTGTTCTAAAATTGAAAAAAATAAATTATATTAGTGAGAATAATCAAAAATATAAAATTATTACTTATGACAAGGATGTATTAAATAATGATTTAATTTCTACATACGGAATTTGTAGATCGGTCATTGTAAATAGTGAGAATAAAGTGGTTGGATTCGCACCTCCTAAATCAATTATGGCGGATAATTTTATTCAATCGTATCCAGAAAAAACACAAAACATAATAGCAGAAGAATTTGTGGAAGGAACAATGATTAATGTATTTTTCGATCATACGATTGGGTTGACCGGAGCTTGGGAAATTTCTACTCGAAACACCGTCGGAGCTGTTTCCAATTTTTTTAAATCCAAACACAACAAAACATTTAGAACCATGTTTTTAGAAGCAGCAAATGATAATAATTTAATTTTAGAAAATTTGAACAAGATGTATTCATATAGCTTTGTTTTACAACATCCGGACAATCGAATTGTTGTCCCTTTTAAAAAATCACAATTATATTTGATTGCTGTATATTATATCGATAACAGCGATCCATATAATATTAAAGTATATTGTAATGATTTGGAAAAAGTGAAAACTGCTGAATGGTTTGACGCTAAGATAAAATTTCCTGAAATTTACACATGGGGCAATTATAGCGAGCTAATTAATAAATATGCTTCTATGAATACCAGCTATGAAAAAGTAGGATTTGTTTTGTACAACAATGAAACCGGAGAACGAACAAAAATACGAAACCCTGTCTACGAAGAAGTGAGACAATTACGTGGGAACCAACCGAAATTACAATATCATTATTTGGCTTTAAGAAAAGAAGGGAAGGTTGGCAATTTTCTGAAATTTTACCCTGAAAATAAAAAAGAATTATCGCATTTTAGAGATCAAATTCATTTATTTACTACTACTTTGTATGAGAATTATATTTCATGTTACATAAAAAAAGAGAAACCTTTGAATGAATTTTCTGAACAATATAAAACGCATATGTTTCATATTCATCAAATATATCTTACGGTTTTGAAGGAACAAAAACTATATGTAACAAACAAAGTCGTCATTAATTACGTGAATGCTCTAGATAATAAATTGTTAATTCATAGTATTAACTATAACATAAAAAAATGCGAGGATGACGTTATAGCATCATCTAATATAGTATAAAGCTGACGTGACGACAACCCTTAATCATTTTTTACAAAATCCTTCTTGATTTTTACGTAAACATTTATAGCATCTTGAATACAGTCTTGTAAATAACCTTTAATTGTAGAAACATCGATTGGATTAGCAAACGCAACACGAATAATGCTTTCACTATCATGAGGGTGATATTTTTTGAATCCAACGAAAGTGACGGACTTTGTATTTTCAAAATATTTTTCATATATCACATATTCAATTACTTTTCCGATCGTATAGTCTTCATTTTCCAATACAATATCAAAAGAATTGGCCATTGTATTTGACGAATGTTTTATTTCAACCTCATCTTTGTGAATAAGCATATCCAGGTCACGAAACCGTCCAATTATTATTTCGCATGCTTTATCAATCAGTTCAACATTTGTATATACACCAATGGTTTGAACAATAAAATCGAAACTGTTTGGTTTAACAATTCGTAACCCATCTAATAATTTCCAATTTTTGCTTTCAAAGTCAATTTCTTTTTCGGTTTTACCTTCATTTTTCCATCCTTGAATTTTTTTGACCAGTTCTTTTTCCATAACGATTTCATCTGGAGTCATTCCGTAAGAACACGTTGAAACGACATTGAACATTCCATCCATTTTAGCAGTACCAATTGAAAATTCACATGTTAAATGTATCTTTTCGCCATATAAATCATCAGAAAGCTTGGGACGTAATCGAACAAAATCAATAAAATAACCAGTGTAATCATTGGGTGGAAATATATTTCTGGTATCTTTTTCACTTAGAAAAGAATCTGTGACTAAATTTTTTACTTTGAAATGTTCTGTTGTAACATACATAGTTGTGTCTGAAGTATTTTCCATCTTTACTTCCAATAAATAATTTTTAAGATTTACATTTTTGTGATCAGGAATGTGAATAGGTATACAACTTAAACGCTGTTTTAAAATTTCATTGTTGAGGCGACTCGTGTTTACAAGAATATTGGCTTTACTTTCTTCGTAAGGACTTGTTTTAAAAACGACAGTTGGAATATCTGATAAAATAGTTCTACGAATAGAATTAGCAATGCTTACATTAATTCCATGTAATGTAAATGATAAAACATCGTTTTTATTATTTAAATTTTCAATATGTGGATTCATATTATGTAGGTTTATATTAATTTTTGTTTATATTAATATAAATTTATTAATTCATTTTTTTTAATAAGTTAAAATAAAATAAGTTAAATATTAGTAAATAAATAATAATAAAATTATGAGTACAATTTTATACTATAGTAACTTTTGTGAGCATTCTAGAAAATTGTTACAACATGTAGCCAAGTCTGAAATGAAGAATGATATACATTTTATATGTATTGATAAACGTGTTAAAGAAAACAATAAAACTTTTATAGTATTAGAAAATGGAAACAAAATATTGATGCCCGATAACATAAATAGAGTTCCCGCTTTGTTATTATTGACTAACGGATATAATGTTCTTTATGGGGATTCTATTTTACAATATTTTAAACCGACTCAAGAAAAAATGATTAAAAAAGCGACTCAGAACAACATGGAACCTATGGCATTTTCATTTGGAAGTGGTGGTGGTTTTTCTGATATTGTTTCAGATCAGTATAGTTTTTTGGATATGGACGCAGAATCATTGACCGCTAAAGGCAATGGTGGGATGAGACAAATGCATAATTACGTTGATTTGAATTCCAATGGAATGTTGAATATAGAATGTCCAACTGATGAGCATGATTATAAAACCAGTAAAATGCCGGAAGGTTTAACAGTAGAACAATTACAGCAACAGCGAGATCAAGAACTACAAAAAATATCGGGAGTTAAACGACCTGTTATTTAGGTTTTTAGTCCTCTATTTTTTTTATTACCTTTGTAATACATGTAAACAGTATATATATGATAATAATATCTATTAATATTACAAGAGCAATCCAATTTTGAATAATTTGTGATGCTAGGAAAAAAACATCTGCTGTTGCTACTCCATACAATACTGTGATATATAAGTTAAAAAAGAATACAACCATTGTTAGTTGAACTAAACTTTTCATGATGATGGAATTATCAGTAGATCTTATATTTTTATATATAATTATATAACATGAAGCAAAGATTACTAAACATAATGTACAAATTATTATAGACATTAAAAATAATATTAGTAATATATTTTCCCATGTATCATAATTATCTATAGAAACAAATAGTAATGATGTTATAAATAACAAAAATGATAAAAAAAATAATATTATTAATAAATACTTAAAATTGATGTATGTATCGTTGTAAGTTAGATTTATTGTTATAAAAAATAAAATAGCTATTAAAAAACATGCTATAATAGAATAAATATATATATTATCTGTTCTAGTTCCTAGGTTTGTGTTATAACGTTGTATCAACAATATTTCTATAAGTGGACCAAAAGAAATTAATAGTACTATAAATAAAACAGTTAAGAATCCCATAAGTTATCATAAGAAAATAAAATGTGTAAAATAATAAACAAAATTTACCTTAATAAACCTGTATGATGGATAAAAAACATAATAAAAGGTACTGCTATAAGTAAAATAATACATACTAGTAAGATAATTTTTCCATTTTGGGGTATATTCTTATCGTCAGTTAACAATATATTAAATTCAATAATCAACGCAACAATAAAACCTAACAAGCCTAATACAATACCTGGTTCAAACGCAGAAACTAAAATATTAGTAAAGATGTCATTATAATATAATTCACTCTCCGTTATTTCTGTAAAATAAAATAAAATAGCACTTATCAATGATACTGTAAAAGATGTAATACCTATTGTTAGTGGGATTAATATATTTTTTGGTATGTTGTGCGAAAGTGGTATTTTACTTATACATAATGTTGTCATACAGAGAATGATTGAAAGTAAAAAAAGAATAAGTAATAAATAAATTAAATTATTATAATTATAATAATTACTACTATGAATACTTAATAAAAACAAAATACATGCTACTACTGAAAAATACAAAATTTCTGGTGATCTTGTTTCAAATACAGTAATAGATAAAAATGGTAAACCTATTATAATTATAGCGAATAATATCTCTAATAATGTATTATTAAAACCAAAATTAACATTTCCGATTTGACTCATTTAATCTTTTATATAATAAAAATATTAAAATATAATATAAATATAAAAACAATTTTACTTTACTAAATAATGTCATCAACCAATATATTATCCGCATTCAATGATCACTTTATGGAATTTATATCCGACGTACAAAAGGTTTTCCCGGAAGACGTTGATTTATTAACCGCTAAAAATTCATTGACAATGGTAAGAAAAGCCAATCCAAAAATGATTATTAAAATATGGAAACAACACATTGTTGATAAGTATTATGAACAAATTGAAGCAGGAGACATTTCTTTTTTTATGGACAAAGATTATAGTACCGATTTATCAAAAACAGAATTTGCTGGAAAAATAATGGAAGGGATTGATAGAATGCGTGGACCGATCAAAGAAATGAGCAAAGAAAATCAAGATAAAACTATGAAATATATACAAAATTTAACGAAACTATCTATTTTATACAAATAATATTTAATATTTAATATTTTGTAAATATAACATGGGTGGTATTGAAGATTTTATAAAATGCGATGAGAATCGCATTTTAATAGGTTTAGGTATATTATTTCTTTTATTAACACTGTTTTTAGTAAGTAACTATTTACAAAATGTTTTATTAAACATTACAACTTCGCGCGCTAATACAATTCATACGACTACATATGCTGAATTTATTAAATTAATGATATTGCTACTAATTTTATTAAATATAATTTGTATTCTATTTGTTTTACTATTGATATATTCAATCACTTCATCAAGTATGAATTCATTGGGTCAAGCCGATTACTGGTTATTTACTGTTAGTTTAGCTTCAACTTGTTTGATTGTGTATGATTTATTGTTAAATATGAAATTAAAAAATAAATATAAAACAGGTTCAGTTTTTTCACCAGAACTAAACAAAGTCTTAGCTACTATCTTATCAAATTTAATACCAATATTGATTGTAATTAAATTAGTGATTTTATTAGCAGGATTAGGAATATATTTACATAATTTTATAAGTGGAGACAATGCGTTTGATTATAAAACATTCTTTATTTCCATATCCGCAGTAATTATAACTTTATCAATGAATAAATTATTTAGAATAACATACAAAATGGAAGAAGGTAAAATTAGTGATAATAAATTTGTAATAGGAATATTATGTATATTAGCCGCATTAATCATATACTTGATCGTTTTAGATATGAAACAAAAACATCACGGAACAATTAGTGAAAAAATAAACCATTTTGTTGTATTAGGATTATTTATTGCATGTGTTTCGGGAATCATCATTTTTTCTATTTTTTCTTCGCGAATTTTCAAAAAACGTGATGCTTCAGAGCCACTTCCGGATTCGCGTCAGCATCGTCTTAGTAGCATTACTACTATTAGTAGAGGTAATAGTTTAAGTAGTAGAGCAGAAGATTTTTAGAATAAAAATATATAAAACAAATTTTAATATAAATATAAAAGTTATATTAAAATTACAAATGTCTGAGATTGAAACAACAACAAAACCAACAACAGAAGTTGAAATTCCAGAACAATTTACAAAGATTATTCATGATTTTATAAATGACATGAAAAGAACATTTCCCGAATATTTACCTATTATCAATAAATGGTGGAAGGATAAATCCAATTTTGACTACATCGAAGAAGAAGATGAAAGATTAAAGACAATAGAAAAGTATGAAAGAACTTCCACAAAAATCTTATTTTCTTTCTGCCAAAAGAAATACCCACCTCGTTTCTTTGAAATTCTTTATCAAAATGAGGAAATGTTTGGGGAAAAATCTACCATTGATACAGAATTTCTACCTCATATTCATTTTAAAGATTTATGGCAATTTGATATTAGTGAAAATACGAAAACTACCATTTGGAAATATTTGCAATTGATTTTATTTTCCATTGTCAAGACAGTAAATAACAAAGAAGATTTTGGCGACACCGCAAAATTATTCGAACAAATCGATGAAACTGAATTCAAAAATAAATTAGAAGAGACCTTCTCCAAAATGCAAGAAGCATTTGAAGCAAGTAAAACCGAAGGAGGACCAGACAATCAAATGACTCTTACAACTATAGAAGACTTGCCCAACCCGGCTGATGTACATAGTCATCTTAATGAAATGATGAATGGTAATATTGGAAATTTAGCAAAAGAAATAGCAGAAGAAACAGCCAAAGATTTGGATTTGGATTTTGACGGTATTACTGATATGAACGATGTTTTTAGTAAATTATTTAGCAGTCCAAATAAATTGATGGATTTAATCAAAACAGTAGGTGAAAAATTGGACGGCAAGATAAAATCCGGAGAAATGAACCAAAATGATTTAATGAGTGAGGCGACTGATATTATGAGTAAAATGAAGGATATACCTGGGCTTGATGGTATTCAATCCATGTTGAGTAAGATGGGAATGGGTGGAATGGGTGGTGATTCGGGCGACTTGGGAGATATTAATAATATGAGTGATATGTTCAATTTGGGTAAAGGTGCTAAAATAAATCAAAATGAAATGGATAAACAAATGAGATTGACACAGATGAGAGATCGTATGCGATCAAAGTTGGATATGAAAAAACAGATGAAAGAGATACAAGACAAATTACAAGAGACACCGTTACCTTCAATTACAAATGCTGCTCCACCTATTTCTGATGATGAGTTAGAAGCGTTGTTTAATAGTGTTGGTAAAACTTTGAAGAAGGATGATAAATAAATATATCATTAACTAATATAAAAAAATCATGAGTTTTATATTAGTTACCAATGTTTGAAAAAAAAACATCTTCGGGAAAACATATGATTTGCGATTTCAAAAAAATAACAAATACACAATTATTGAATAGCAAATTGGATTTGAAATTGTTATGTAAGGATTTATGTGTTTCTAATAATTATAAAATTTTAGGTGAAATAGATCATGAATTTTATCCACATGGTTGTAGTTTTATTTTTTTATTGTCTGAATCACATCTATCGGTTCATACCTTTCCTGAAAAGAATCACATTTCATTTGACTTATACACATGTAGACAATATGAAAATAACAATACTTATATAGACATCTTTTTGTATATATGTGAAAAATTAGGCACTGTACCAAATTCATGTGATTATAAAATTATCGAGCGATATTTTTAGAACTCCACCTTTCCTAAAGGTGGAGCCAAAGTCAAATAACTTAACCCACCTTTCCTAAAGGTGGAGCCAAAGTCAAGTAACTTAACCCACCTTTAGGAAAGGTTTTTGCTATACTTTTAAAAATCCACTTTTTTAAAGTAGATAGGTGGAGCCAAAGGATAGACCATGATTTACCTCTTTTTGCTCTATAAAATGGGCGTTTTACACAGTTGAAGATACAGTTTGAACCGTAGCACCCCGTAGGGGTGCGGTTTCAAATCTTCACTGGTATAAATGAGAAAAGGTGTAAAACTAGATAATAGGTTTTGCTGTACTTTTTTTAAAAGTAGATATATATAAGAATGGCAACAACAGATATTTGGACAAACGATCCTATGATATTGTTTGATAAAAGAAATTTATCAGAATTATGGCCTACCCAAGATATGTCTTATGAACAAAAGATAAATGCTATTATCCGACTTATTATTTTAGTAACAATTTTAGGATATTTTTTCACCCGATCAAATAAAATACTAATTATTGGTGTAATTACTTTGATCGTGATTTTTGCTTTGTATAACATGAGAAAAAATAAATTAGATGAAGGATTTCAAGTTGAAGGTAATGAAGTGACTGGTTTATTTGACAATAATAAGACAAAAAATATAACCAATCCAGTAACTTTAGAAACTGTTATTAGAAGTGATTTCACTGAAGGTAATAAAAAAAATCCTTTCAGTAATGTTCTATTAACGGATATTATGGATACACCAAACAGAGAATCCGCACCACCCAGTTTCAATCCTCAAATTGAAGAAGATATTACAAAGAATGTTAAGAAATCAGTCCAATTCATGAATCCTGGAATCAAAAATACAAACAAACAATTATTCGGTGATTTATGGAATAATTTTGAATTGGATCAATCAAATCGCTTATTTTATAGTACAGCCAATACTCGAGTAGCAAATGATCAAGGCGCATTTGCTCAATACTTATATAGTGATTTGAAATATTCAGGCAAAGAAAGTACGCCAGAAGGTGCTATTGCTCGTGTTCAAGATAATTACCGCTACACACTTTACTAGATAAAATATAAAATATAAATATAGATTTTGTTTATTATTTATATTTCAATTTTTATTATCTTTATAATTTATACTTTATAAAAATGTCTCAACTTTTAGAGATTATTGATAGAACAAATAAACAACCCACTATTATAAATGAATCAAGTAATTTTGTAGTAGTTACTTATTGGTGGGGAAGAGGAAATCTAAACCAAAATACAGCAAGGCCTTGTATTTCTTTTTATGAAGATTTAATCAAAAAAATAACTAAATTTTTTATTAATTTGATAAATACAAGTGTAAAAAATCTACGAGATAAGGACAAGATGTCTGGTGTTATTAAGAAGATTTTTAATAGTTTTAAAGAAGGAAAAACTACATTTACATATAAACAAATAATATCAAAATCCGCATTTAGTTATATGAATTCTATTTACGAATACTGTAAAATAGACAATAAAAGTATGAATAAGGATGAATCCGCAAATGCTATTTTAGAAAAATTGAAAGAAACAAATCATACACCGATAGATTTTGTATACAAAAATCAAGAACAAGTTGAAAATATTTTAATGAATATTATTAAATATATTGTAGTTTCAAATGAAACCGAAATTACTCAATTGTTTATAATCAACGATCAAGTTAGCGCATTAAAATCAGAATTTACAGAATCAAACGAATCTGAATATGTAACTATTAAAAACAAATTGAGCACATTAGAAGAGAAAAAGACTGAAATTAATAATAAAATAAGAGCTAATTTACGAGTAAAAAAGATTCATGATCCAAGTACTACATTTGATGATCCAAAATACAACAATACAAATATTTTTGATATTTTGAATATTGAATTACGCTATATGAGCCCTCTTAATTTTGAAGAAATGATAGAAAAATGGGAAGGCGAATGTGGTAAATTTAATTGTAATTTTTTATCGGTTGAATATCCAGAATTCGCACAACCAGGAGGATATCAAATGGCCATTAACGCTAAACCATTATTTATTAAAAAAGCACTTGAATTGTGTTTTAATAAGAATGTATTATACATAGATGGTGACATGTATATTAGAAAATATCCGGTTATTTTTGATATGAAAGACGTTGATTTTATGTCAAGAGGTTGGTGGGTAGACCCGCGTTCTAGTTGGAAAATGACTGAAAGCATTATGTATGATCCTTATACTTTTGAAACGTCAGGTGGAACAATGTTTTTCTCTCAATCAAAAGAGTCTCGAGTGTTAATAGATAAATGGATTAGTGAGTCTGCGAAATCATATAATGCTGGTAAAGCAGATGATAGGATTCTATCTTTAATTTTCAATACACATAAATTTTTGTGTAATATGAAAATAATTCAATTGCCAATTGAATATTTATGGTTATCTTTGGATTACGATGAACGTTTATTGGATGAATTATATGATTATGATACGAGTAAGATGATGGAATCAATCATAATTGAACATCCCGAATGTTTAACTAGTGAAGATACGGCCGCCGGCGCAGGCGCATCAAGTGATCGTACACCCAAATTTTATTCATTTTTAGAAGACTTGACGCCTACTTCTGAATTATTACATGAATACATATTTTTCCCAAATAAAGAAATGACGGATGCTTTCAAAGATTACTTTGCTTATATGAATAACATAACATATTTAAATGATGGAAATGAAGACTTAATTCAAAAAGGTTATGTTGACCCTATTAATCCTTTGAATAATGAACAACCAATTTATGTAATTAATTATGATGATAAATATGGAAATAAAAAATATGTTAGTGAAGATGAACTAACTGTAAATCAAGTAGTTGAATTAAATATGAAAAGATCGGAACAAATGAATATAGATGGATTGAACTTAATTACATTAGAAGATAATACAATAGAAATACAAAATAATGACAATTCAATTGATAACGCTAAAATAATTGCGCTAATAATTAAATTACTGAAGAGTGGTAAATATGTTATTTATAATCCAACAACTAAACCAAATTATGATAATAAATATTATGAATTATTAAAATCCAAAATATCAATGTATAAATCACTAGATTTTGTTTTTGTTCCAGAAATAAAGTCATTTATTTTTAGCAACTTTTTCAAACCCACAATAAAAACAAATATGCCTATGTTTTTTTCTCCAGGAAATGACATTTTGATTCAATTTTTATCCATGTTTTTATCATTAGATGAATTATCTGATTATATAAATAATGGCTCTTATGAATTTATGTCACGAATAAGAGTTGGCTATTTATTATCAAAAAAAGTAAATCCGCCAGCTAGTGGTGGCGGAAGTGATAATACTAATAATGATGCTACTACAAAAATAAATCAATATATAGAAGAGTATGAATCCGGATTAGAAGAAATGTACATGTCTGGAGGGAGAAAAAATATAAAAAAACACAAAACATATAAAAAAAGGGGCGCACGTAAATTACGTGAAAAGAATACCAGACGACATCATAAATAAATTACTTGAATTCAGGATTCCATTCGTGAGATCCGTTTATAAATTTATGAATAAAAGGATCTATTTTAGAACTATTTGTGAAGAATTTAGCATGTTCAAAATCAATTACATAAATTTTATTATTGTAATAAATGAAATTATAACCTGTTATATCTGGATATGAAATACCAAAATAATACAATTTTTTAACTGCTTCTTGAACTTTATTTATTATTTCCGAAGGAACATTTTCAGCATTTTCTCCATACAAATCAGATATATTCATATTATGTATTTTTTCCATAACCATTATTTTATTTTTTCTATCATAACTATAAATTTTTGGCATATTGATCAATTTCAAATTATATATAAGTTTATGAATTTTGTATTCATATAACTCCACATTAGCTTTTGTAAAACACATTGTTGCTTCAAATTCTTCTTTACTCATAGGTTTTTTCATTTTGAAAGTCGAAACAATTTAATTGTGATTATTTAAATCATTTTTATTTAGAAAAATAATGTAATTATTATATATATATTATATAAAATGTCAAATATTTCCAGTTATACATTTGATAACATGAGTAGAATAGGATTAGATGACTGTTGTAAATCACAATCTGACATCCAAAACGTAGAATATGCTAATTATATGTTACAAAATTATTTTTCTTCTGATTGCAGTATGAAATTACCAAGACAATTAGCAACATCTCAACCAGGAGTTATGTTTAAAGGTGGTTACGGAAGTGGATCTGGTGGATGTAATATCGATGATTCATCTGATCTTTTAATTGGAACAATTCAAACACATCCAAGGTGTCACATTGATCTTTTTCAACGTCCTTTCGCAACGGTTCCATATTTAGGAAGAGGTTCTGTTAATCCTGTGATTGAATCACAAATTCAACAAGGCGAACAAATTGTCAACAAGAAAAGTGTAACAAATATGAGTGAAAAAAGCTATGCTAATTATCATTCTACACCATTAATACCTGCTATTAAAGATACAGTTACAAATCCCGCTAATTTAGTCGAAGGTGTTGCTTCCGAAGGATGGGTTCGAGGTGGTGTACCATCTCGCGAATTGACTCGTGACGTCGACTATTTTAACAAGCATACTGAATTTCAATCTATATAATAACAAAAATAACAGCTTAAAATATTGAATTTATAGTAAATAATATTATTAATCACTCGTAAATGAATAATATTATTAGAATAGATCACAAGATTACATACAATGACAAAAATTTATTTGAGAAATTCAATGTAATCAATGATGAAGAAAAAGATCAACTTGTAAATATTATTTATAAATATGATTTACTATGTATTTTCGGTTTGGATGATTTTTTAGAAGATATAATACAAGCAAAGATGTCTCAATTATACGAACAAATGATCGAAAATAATGATATTGAAGTGATGATAAATAAATTGGCTGAAAAACATTCAATAGAAAAAGAATCTGGGTTTGCTTTGTTGTTTTCTTATGATAATTTACACTTATTTTATCCATGTATTTGTGATCTTTTGAATTCTGGAATTATAGATAATGATAAATTAGAACTACTAAAAAATAATATCTTTTAACTATATAAATAAATACATATGGCATCAACCCGCAGTAAAAATACACCTGGTAATTATTGTTTAGAACAAAGAGAATATTCCGGATCACAAAATTATACCTTATATCCGAATTCACAATACGGTGCTGCTTATGACACTCGACTTCCAGGTACTGGCTTACTTCCTGGTCAAATTCCAGGCAATCAAATGTCGAAAAATACTCCTGACATCGAATCATTTTTATTTGGGATTAATTCTACAAACCTTGTTAACCCAGCACCAGCTTTTACACCTGAATTGAAAAATTTATGTTCCGCAAATGTTTTTAAAAAGGGACCCATTTACATTCCTGAACCTTTAGTAATTGAAGGAAACCAGCGCCCATTTCCGGTTCCTAACTAAATAGATGTTACTATACTTTAGTAGTGTTATCTTCAGCGAAGTGATCATGTTCTGTGTCTTCTTCAGCGTCTTCTTTGTCGTCGTCCCGCCATCTCTCTTGTAATTCTTCCCAAGTAGAATTCATAAATTCATCTAATTCTCTTCCAATTATATTACGTGTTTCATTCAATTCTTCTTTATTCGATGGAAAATCATATGTTTCATCAATCTCTTCATATTTGGAAAAAATACATTTACCAAAAAATTCACATCCAGATTCTTCGTAATAAGCGATAGTTTCTATATTATAATTTTTATTCATAATACTATAAACCCCGATGGGAGGGGTCCAAGCCGTTTCAAAAGAAATTTCTATTGTACACAATTCATCGTCCTTGTTTACAATTTCTATGCTATCTGGATCCCATTTTGTTTTCCATCTTTCTATTGCTTTATTATAATCCCATTTGTTATCAACATTCAATGGAGCGAATGTAGTAAACCAACATTTATTCGCAATTGAATCTATTAGTTTGTTGTATACATCTTTCGCAGGACACGTTATTTCAGCAAAATTATAACACCAATTTGGCATTTTGATCGATAATATAAATATAAAAAAACTTTATATTTATATTGATTTAGATTTACATTTACATTCAAAACTAACAAATCTAATATTCAGGTGTATGTTTTTTAAATAAACAGCCTTCACTTGTCATTCCTTTAAGATCGCTTGTTACAACCGCCGGATTTTGATTTGAACAATCCGACATCCATATTTTAATTATACAAAAATTCTTTTTTGGTGAAATAGTAATACCAGTGACTTTATTTACATAAGAAGATTGATTGCTAATGGTTTCACCTACTACAACATATGTTAAATCTTTCCAAACCTTTGCTACATTTTTATTGGATACTTTGTAGGAGAAACAACCTCCATTTCTATTTTGTGGATCTTCCCAGGTAGGTTTAATACCTTCTTTCATAAGAAACAACATACAATTTTCAACTAAAACAGGAGGCAATGTTTCTGTGATAGCAATTGTTTCTTCAACCGAAGCAAAAGTATAAATGTTAATATAACTTTTTATACTCCAGTCAGTATTATGGGGTAAATGCGCCCAAAGAGTCCATCTATTTGCTAACATATGGAATTCTTCAATTTGATCGAATTGATTATCATTTATTTCTGCTTCGTCAGCCATAATTGTATTATGTTGGGAATCCATAAGTAAACTAATATTTCATTTTTTTTTTATATTATTTTTCATATTTATATTTTACAGTTGCGCCATTTTTGTTTTATCAATGTGTAAAACAGATGTTTTATCAAAAATCATTGTTTGTACTGAATCATCTAATATTCTTAGAATATAGTTTTCTATATCTAAAATGTTATAATGCTCTTTCATAAAGTAGGATAAAAATTTCGAATCTATGTAATTATCTACAATTAAATAATTATATTTTCCATTTTTATCTTTAAAATCAATTTTAATATTGTCATCGTCTATTAACAATTCACATAATAATGGTTGATATGATACAGGTTCTATTTTCAAAAAATCAGATGTTTCTGAAATCATATTTTCTAAATTCAACTCGAGTTTTTGTATTATTTTAAAATTGTTCTCTTTATCATTCATTAGGACAAAATCGCAATCATCTAGTAAAGCAAACATCTTATCGCTTTCATTGTTGCTTTCTAAAATAAAGGTTAATTCGGTTTTATCTAATGTTAAAATAGATTTGTCCTTTAATATAAAATTAAAAAATAATTCATCGTTGTTATTGTCCCCGAATTGACTGATAAATAAATTATAAAATTCTGGTTTATATTCTATCATATAAAAGCATAAAATGTTTTTAACATTTGTTAAAATAATTTGACATTTACTGTATACGTATAGACATGAATACGTAATACTAAAAATATATTCTTGTGTTTGCTCAGGATAGTTTGTATTACAATATTGATAAAATAAATACAAATACAATAAAATAGACGATATAGTGTTAAATAACATGATATTATATATCAAAGTATCATGTTATATTTATATTATTTGTGTAAATTATTTATTGGAACATTGGGCTACTCGAGTAATTTTGCGGTGGAAGCATTGGTTGTGGTATTGGTTGTGGTATTGGTTGTGGCATTGGTTTTTCTTGATAAACAATAGGATGTGGTGGTGGTTTTGGAACAACGATATTTGGATACTTGAAATAAACTGGATCATGTTTACTATTGTAATATGGATCGTAAATATTTATGTTTCCTTGTTTATCAATATTTATTGTATTATATTTGGAATCCTTACATTTATATTTGGCCATTCCTGTAGCAGCGTCCAACCCAAAAATATATAGTATCATTGTTACGATTACAGTCATCAAAATAAACGGTACAAATACAATTATCCATGATACGATATTTAAACCACGATCACATAATATTTGTAACAAATATGTAACCATTACCATAACAATTATTTTTACCATTGCTGTATTATATAAACCTTTGAATGTGTCAATAAGTATTTGAGTAAATGAAAATATTAAATAAATAATTGCTGGAGTACACAATTTTACCATTTAATATAAAAAGATATTAAATTCCGTTTTCCTAAAAGTTTGCGTTGGCTTAGTAAAAATAAGCATCTCCTTCTTTTAAATAACCTACTTTTTTGCCTACATTTCCATCTTTATCTAGTTCGAAAATAAAACCGCTATCCTCATTGTCTGTACAATATGGTTTATCGTCTATTTCAATCTCAAAAAATTCTTCATCATCTGATTCTTCCTCGGAATCTTGGTTTGTTTCAGTTTCTACTGATTTAACCTCTTCTTTAACCTCTTCTTCAACCTCTTCTTCTGCCTCTTCTTCTTCAGCCTCTTCTTCTTCAGCCTCTTCTTCAGCCTCTTCTTCAACCTCTTCTTCAGCCTCTTCTTCAGCCTCTTCTTCAGCCTCTTCTTCTTCAACCTCTTCTTCAACTATTTCTAATTTAATATTTTCTTTTTCACAATCAATGGGTATGACGTGAATTATACTACTATCCTTGTTACTTTGTAAATTCTTGATTTCATTTTTTAACTCTTCTATTTGACTGATTAATTTATTAAAAACTTCACTATTTGAATTTTGTATTTTAACAATTTTATCTTGAATTAGTTTTTCCATCACTATTTGTAACGGTTCAAATTCAGGAATATTATCATTCATAATATTGTATGAATCGTATGTTGATTCATTCGCAATATCTATGTCATCTATATTATATACGTAATCTAGATCTTCAATATTATCAATTTCATCAACAACAAAATCTCCTTCATCGCAATTATCATCTACGTCGAATCTAACGTCAAAATCACTTTCTGCTAATTTTGTTTTCATATAATTTCTAATACTCGGTAAATTAATTAAACCATTATGGGTTTCTTCTAACATTTCATATCTCTTTAATTTATCTACAAGCAAATTTTGAATACCATTTTTTAATACTTTATTTAGTTCATTTAATAATGGTCTACTATCAATATGTATTGTTGTATTTTTTTTGAATTTACTCATACTCATTTTATAATTTATATTTATTATATAAAATTATTCGTTTAATACGATTTAAAAAATAATTTATTAGATTCATATATGACAGACAATATAAATTGTATAGACGTACAAATAGATTTAGATGAAAAAATTCAAATAATACTAAGACAAACCGATTATAATGAAGAAATCGCAAAAGAAAAATTGTTGGAAAATAATTGTGATCACTTATTAGTAATAAAAAAATATTTTGGTATAGCTGAAAAAAAAGAACCCACAATAGATAGAAAAAACTTGAATCAAGAAATTTATAAACAAATACGTTTTAAGTTAGACAAAACAATGAGAGACTATAATCAACGTAAAGAATTAGAAAATACATAGCATTTATTTATCTACTTACTTGAGGGTTTTCTTTTTTTTATAATATTTTTATGAGTATGCTGATTATTACTAGGTATTTGTTGATTCGACACTCCTCCTAATCCTGGAATATAATTATTTACACCATAAAAATTTGAATTATTCAAATGTATATATTCTGCTCCGATAATTATTAAAAAAGATAATAAAAATAATATTATTTGTTTGTGGTAAAGCTTTGTATATGTAAAAATTCTATTAATAAACGTATTAGTAATACTACTACTACTAGTAGCGGTATTTTTATATAAACAATTGTAAATGCCATTCACATTTTTCAATTGATGGATAGTATATTTATCATGAAGTATCTCCGATTCTTGTAATGAAACATCCAGAGCATTAATTATTTGATAATTTGTTTTAGAAAATAAAATTTTCTGAATAACTTTATCCCATATCGGGTGATTCTTATTCATTGCCATAAAAGATGATGAATAAGTCGGTATCGGATTTAAAATATAGAGATAATCCAAAATATTGTTTTGGTGCGTCAATATATATATATTTTTATCATCATTTTCATGTTTTTCGTAGTCTTTTTCGTAGTCTTTTTCGTTGTCTTTTTCGCTTTCTTCATTGAATAATTTATCAATAGATAGCATACAATTATTGGTATTCATATCAATATATAACCCTCCATATTCTTTCATTATTAAATAACTAGCTATCTTAATTTTTGAAGCATCATCAATTAAACTCTTATTTTTATAAATGTTATTTATTTTCGGATATTTTTCAAGTAAATTATCAATCATCTTATTATCCCAAATAATAAAATCCCAATTTGGATTTAATTTTTTTATATTTAAATATTCAACCTTTTTTTCATTTTGTAAATTATCATATCCCGAAAAACATATAATATGTATTATTTTTGGTATCATTACTGTTATTTTATTATAATATGATAATATAATAAAATAGTGTTTTATCAGTTTGATTCATAGCAAAGCTATTTCCAAATCAATATTGTGTTTTTTTGAAAAATAAACAATTATATCATACCTTTCATATGGTGTTAATAAACCCAAAAGTATATTTATTTGACTCACTACTTCTTTTTTTTCTAAATTCGAAACATAATTTTCTATATGTTGATTTGTTTTTAATAATAAATTTCGGCTAAAAATAGAATAAAAAGTGTTTATATATCCATTCATAGTAGGACTATAATTATTAGTATATGCGATTAAATCATTTAACAGCCAATAGTGATGTTCTGGTTCTTCTTCTTCCATATACAAAACCCAAAAAGCATGATACAGATATAATAAATCGGATTTCGATTGAGTGAAATTCTTGATGTCATATAACATATCTTTGTTTTGTAATTTATAAGTATAAGGTATGATATAATCAACAATTTCTTGTGGTAATTTCATCATGTATTTTTCCATAACTTTTTACTATATATTTTTATAATCCTCTATATTCTAACACGATTCGTATCAATTTTATTACAATTCGCTAATTTGAAATACCAAATTTCTCGTTTAATATATTACTTTTTGACTGATATTTATTTTGTACTTTCTTTTTAATTTGATATGTATTAGACGGAATAATTTTATTATTGATGATAAAATCGTCATTGTCCTCGTGAAATTCGGGCAAGACTCGCGTTAAAGGTTTGTCTACAATTAAAAAAGATCGATCATTTTTAAATAAAGATCTGTATTCTTGAATCGTCAAGTTACCATAATATTTTTCAAGCATATAATATGGATTAGGAGCGGGTTTTATATTTTTTTTGTAATCATAAATTTTGGAATATATATGATTGATTAAATGGTATCGTTCAAATTTTGTTGAACTATCTATATTTTCTTCCATTAAAAAAGCACTGGCACATTCAGGACTACAGAAACACCCATATACGTGATATGAGTCTTTAATATAATGTTTTGGTATATAAATTGACGGCGTATCAAAATCGTGTGTACACCAAAAACAAGCCGATTTCTTATCGCTTATATTATTGATATGTAAATTGTGTTCTAAAACCTTTAATTTTTTCCATATCTCCTTTATTTCAACATCTTTGTTTATTTTTTCATTCGTATCATGAACGTCTTGTATAGGATTGTCAATATTCAGCTCAGTATTGTATTGATCTTCTTTATTAAAATCATCGTATGATGTAGAGTTGTTATTTAGTCCTACATTACTATTAGTATTATTATGACTATTACTATGACTATGACTATGATTAGAAACTGAAATAATATCAAAATTTAAATTATTTTTGTAGTTGAAATTATACGAGTCGACACTATTCATACTTAAATTGTTTTCTAAATCTTTCAAGGAACATTTCAAATGTAGTATTATATTTGGTTTAGCTTCTTTCAAATTTAAAATAGGTGTTATTTGTTGAACAATCTTTCCTCCCTTTGGTTTTCTTCCCCTTTTTTTAGCGATTGGTTTTGGTTTAATTGTATTTTCTACAAGCAAAACATCATTTAAAATAAGGTTGTCACTTTCATTATAGTTTTCAATATTATCATTATCACTTAAATTACTACATGAATCTTCATTTTTTATGGATGCGATTAATTGTAGTGATTGAATTTCCTTCTTTGATTTTCTTCCTCTCTTTGATTTAACAACCACTTCACTTAATTCTGGTTGAATATTAATATCTACAATTGGCGTTATTTGTTGTTTTTTAGCGCGACCCATTTGAATTTTTTATTAATTAAAAAAATGAATTTATATTGTTTTGAAATATATATTTTTTTGATTACTAAACAAACAAACTAACTAACTACAACTACACCATTCATTTTTATCGCAATCTCTATTTTTACAAATGTTGCTTTGTGTGTCATAACAACTTCTACACACAGGTAGATAATTTTCTGAGCCAATAATGGTTTGTTCTGTTTCATCAGTAATTCTCATTGAAAATATAGCCAAATTACCATTTTTACAAATAGAACATAACGACGTCAATTTGGTTACTGTATCACAAAAAGGTATTAAATCTAGAATTCTTCCGAATTTTTTACGTTCAAAGTCGCCGTCTAGTCCGCAAACATATACTTTTTTATTATTTTTCAACATATCAATAACCACTTCATAAAGATCATGAAAGAATTGTGCTTCATTTATTAGAATTACATCCGCGTTTTTTACAATCAGATTTTCTGGATGATTCTCATTATACCATAAAGCTAAATCATTCGTTTGTATACACGGAATCATTATTTTATCATGGTTTGACATTAATGTTTCGTGATATCGCTTATCAAAAGAATGATTTATAACAGCAACGGGTATATCGCAGAATTTACATTGCTTATAAATTTCAAATAATTTGCTTGTTTTACCACTATACATGGGACCAATTATTATTTCTAAATAGCTTGTCTTATGTATTTTCGTTGACATAATATTATATTTATTCATTATCTAAAGTAAATATAATAAAAATATAATTTAAATTCAATTTTATATTAAATAAGAAAAACGTATAATAATAGATAGTATGAACGTAAACAAAGAATATATCCCTTTTTGTGAAAAATATCGTCCTGTTGAATTTGAAGGAATCGTGTTAGACCCTTTAAATAAACAAATATTGAAAAACATCATAAAAACATTATATTTCCCTAATTTATTATTTTATGGACCCCCAGGTACTGGAAAAACAACGACTATTATTAATTTAATCGATGCTTATCAAAATAGGTTGAATAATAAAAAGAAAGATCTAATAATACATTTGAATGCTTCCGATGAGAGAGGTATAGATATAATTAGAAATCAAATAAGTTCCTTTGTTAATTCAAAACCTCTTTTTAATAATGGGATGAAATTTGTAATATTAGATGAAGTTGATTATATGACAAAAAACGCACAACAAGCCCTACGATATTTACTACAAAATTATTCAGGATCTGTTCGTTTTTGTTTAATTTGTAACTACATTAGTCGCATAGACGAAGGATTACAAAATGAATTTATAAGGCTAAGATTCAATCAATTACCAAAAGAACAAATCATTCATTTTTTGAAGAATGTATCCCAAAAAGAAGGTTTGTATTTGAGCGAAGATTCATTAATTAACATCCAAAAAGTGTTCAATTCAGATTTAAGAAGTATGCTTAATTTTATGCAATCGAATCAAGATGTCATCAAAATAAACAATAATCATCCAACCAGTAAGAAAAATACTATTAAAAAAGAAGATAATACTGTATTTATTATTGAAAATAAAATATGGGACGATCTATTAAATAGAGTAAAAAAAAAGGATAAATTACAAGACATTTATGACCATATTCATTTTATAAGTAAAAATTATAATATCGATAAAAAAAATCTGATAAAAGCCTTTATCAATTATATTATTCGCAATAATCGTATTCAAATTAATAGTGTTTTCTTAGATTTTATAGAAAATATTATGCTTTCACAAAATCACAATAATAATAATGTATTAATATTTTATTTTTTAACAAAAATCTCATCATTTGTTTAGTGTTAGTAAGATAAAAACGAGGTATTACATAGACAGCAACACTTAATGCTGTACAACTCGTAAAGAATATGAATCATAAATAGAAACGCGGTTGTATAATTTGATCATAAAATCATTTGGAGGTGAATTTTTTGTAGGATCAAATAAATTGTTTTTCAAACTATATTGATTATTTTTGTTATATTGATTTTCAATTTCATTTTTTACTATTTTTTCAACGATTGGGATAATAGTTGTCTTTTGACATATCTGTTTTGTTTTGCTATACATTCTTTATATTATATAATAAAGAAAATAATTGATATTGTTTAAACAGTTTAAAGAAAATAAAGAACATATAATAATGGCATTATCTATAGACATAAATGAGGAATGGGAGAATTTTATTTCATCTGATTTAAATTGCGACGATTATGAAAACGAATATGAAGATGAAAACGAAAACGAAAATGAAAATGAAAATTACATTTCCACGAATTTAAAGGAAGAACTAGACGCAAATAATTGTAATCATGATTATGTCCCTAAATGTTCTGATATTTATATATCAACAAAAACAAAAATTGCTTATTTGAACATCCCGATTGATTTACACAAATTATTTTGGCTTACGCCTATAATACAATATATGGAACCTAAAAATGGTGTCATTAAGAAACAAATGAAATTCAATTCAACAACTCCAGAAGAGTTGGATGATATCAAAGAACGATTAAAAAATATACCTTATTATGAAGAACAAATAATAACCAATATCGATAATCCTCATGGTCGTATAAAATTCAAAGATATAAGAAAAATAACTATTGGGTTATCAAAAAAAGATATTATGAGTTATAGATCAAAAAAGAAGAGTGCGTTCTACAATTGTTTTGTTTTAATTTTACGCTTAAAAATAAATAATATTTTCAGAGAATTTCATGTAAAGGTATTCAATACGGGAAAAATGGAAATACCTGGAATACAAAATGACGAGTCTTTTAATAAAATACTGGCGTTGGTACTTGAAGTTTTACAGGCCAATATGGATGAGAAATTAGAATACCGAGATTTGAATTGTGAAACCGTTCTAATAAATTCAAATTTTAATTGTGGATTTTATATTAATAGGGATATATTGTATGATTTACTAAAATATAAGTACAATATTCAGTCAATATATGACTCGTGTACGTATCCAGGTGTTCAATGTAAATTTTATTTTAATCCAAATTTAAGCATTGAACAACAAACCGGCAGCCAGATTTCCAAGGAAAATATGGAAAAATATAAAAATATAAAAGAAGTATCCTTTATGATTTTTAGAACAGGCAGTGTTTTGATTGTTGGAAAATGTGATGAAAATATACTCATGATAATTTATAATTTCTTGAAAATAATATTAACGAATGAATACAACGTGATTCGTCAAAAAAATATATCAAACGAAATAATTGTAGATAAGAATAAAAACAAAAATAAAAAAATTAGAAGAAAACAAATAATAGTTTCTTATGATTCAAATGATAAATAAGAGAATGATATTTCGATCTAATTATAATTACTTTATTTTTTGCTTTTTTTTGTTTTTACTTTTTGTTTTTTTGTTTCTTGTTTTTGTTTTTTTTGCTTTTTTTGTTTTTGCTTTTGCTTTTTTGCTTTTTAAAGATTTACTCTTTCTACGTGTATTCAAAATTCCTCCTTTTAAATAATTGGCTAGTTTTATTTTTGAGGTTTCAGTTTCAGCAGCTATTGTAACTGGAATATTCCAATAAAAAAAACTACCTTTGTATATTTCTCTTTCACTTTTAAAATTAAAAAAGTCAGCGGTTACATATCGTAATTTATAACCTGGTTTATAGAATCGACTTTGTTGAAATTGTTTCATTAAATTTGAATTCATATCATTTTGAAAATCTTCATTAACTTTACGAACTGCTTCTTTAAAAGAAGAGCAAAAAACCAACTCATTATTGTTATCTCTCAAAAAAAGTTCTACATCATTATTTTCTCTAAGTTTAATACGAACCGGATTTTCTTCGGGTGTTAATTTTGCTTTTTCTTTAATGAATGACAATTCTTCTTTAGTAATTTCGTTATTAGTTGTTGAAAGAGAACTGAATGATGAACTTGATGAAGTTGGACGACTTGAAGCTAAAACGACGGCCATTTCAATATATATAATATAAATATTTTTTCTAAAGATACTTTATTTGAATGCTTACTATAAAATAATTCTTCATTATATTTCGCTAATTCGAAATAAAGATTTTTATAAATTTATCTATATTATTATTCGAATCTAATTTTATTATAGCACGATCATAATTTAATATATTTTTTTCTATATTTTCTATTGGTTTATTGATATTTTTTATACATTGTTTGATTGTATTAAAAATAATTTCTATATACAGATCAATACTTATATCTTTCTCTATGATAAAGATTTTTTCAAATAAATACATGAGAATTTTACTTGAATGATGGTCTAATTTTAATAAAACTATTGAATTTAACGTTAAGTATATTTTTTCAATTAATTCCATTTTTTTTTCTGAGGTTTGGTTCTCTAAATCGATTTTTTGAAAAATTAATTCTAATATATTTTTAAAAAAATATATATAATCATTCGCTTTATCTAATTTATTTTTGATTTCTTTATTGCATTGCTTCATGTTTTTTTTGATATCATGATTCAACTCATAAATTGTTTTTTTTAAAACATACGTTGAAGCATCTCTCGAATTTAATTGTAAAAAGACATGTTGATCTTCTGAAATTTGTTCAATAAACTCAACATAATAATAGTATGATTTTTGACAATGATAAAATGTCAAATCTATATTATTTGTATAGTATAATATAATATTGAATACATTTGTCACTGTATCTATCGCTCTTAAAATAATAAATCTCGAATATATGTTATTTTTAATTTTTAAATTTTCCAAAATAAATTTTAAAAGTTCGTTGATTATTTCTTTATAATTTTTTACAATATCGTTTACAGAAGAGTTCAAATTATGTTTGTAATTTTCTAAAATATACAAAGAATAGATATCCTTTTCCATTATTTTCATTTTTATAAAATAATTATATTTTTTATTTATAAATAAGTATTTAAAGACTTATAATTTAAAATTATATAAATGTCAGAACAAAAACCAACAATAAATAAAACAACTAGTGAACCAAACTATAGATTACCATCTGATGTTACATTAAAACATGCTGCTAAATTATCTATAGTAGAAGATAAGCCTATCATGTTAGACTACTGGACATCTTCTTTAGATAAGAAAGCATTGATTGGTGGAAAAGCAACCGGTGAAAAATTGCTTGTAAAATCAGAAGATGAATATACTTCAGGAATAGCAAAATTTTATAAGAGTAATGAAGAATTTATTGTAATTACTGAAAATTCTATTTATATCGTAGCATCGGATATCCCTACAAGAAAAATTTCATAAATTCATAAATTACAAACTAGTATTATTTAGAGTATCACTCTAAATAATAAAATATAATAGTATAATAATATATCAAATGTCATATTTTAAAGGTTTTGGTACTGGGAGTAATTCAAATGGTCAATTTTGGTACGGGAGACCTCAAGGATTTCCAGGGTTTTTGTATAAAAAAAACACAGGTGTTGGTGGTAGAAAAAATCCGTTGTATGGTTTGATATGTAATAAACCAACATACATATATAATAAATTTAAACCAGGAACTGGTGGAGTAGGCGCACAAAACAGAGCAAATAGACGGGCCAAAAATATTAGAGCTACAGTATGTCCTGATCATAATTGTGGAAAATTTTACCAGTATTTAGGGCAATATCCTAGATATTCTTATAAATCGATTGATGGATATTTTCCATATCCTCTACCTCCTTCCATTGAAGCTGATTTGCGTTTTGGAAATTATGCCGCAATTTCAAAATCACTTTCATATCCAGGACTTTCTTTTGTTACAATTGATAATAATCCTGTAAGTGTTCGCGACGCGACGTTAAATATAAAATAGTGATATTTATCGATTCATACTATTGTATTTTCGATCTAGATAACTATTATATATTGCGGTATATTTCTCTTGGAATTCTAAAAACGCTTTATTTTCATTTGTTTCAATTTGTTTTGGTAAATAAGGTCTATAATAGTGATTATGATATTTTTTATTGTAATCTTCGAGAAAATTTGGTAGCACACGATTTGGAACATACGAATAATTATAATTGGTAGATGGTGTAAATCCAGCCGAAACTGGTGTTTGGGCTGAATTGATTCCTAAAAACACCATATTTTTGTAACTTTTTTTTGGTTTTCCCGCCGTTTGATTTGCATAACATTGTAAATTATGCCAATAATTGCGCGTAATACCAACACTCGGTGCTGTACCCATCTTCATAGGTCCAGATTCAGTATGATTATCTATATAATTTACATATGATTTTATATTTCTTACAATTCTTGGTCTTCCTGCCATTATTTATATATTATATATATTATATATATTATAAGTATATATAATATATCACATTATACCGATCTGGAAGAAAATGTAATAATATGCTAAAACAGTTTCGTTTGTTGTTTGTTGTTTGTTGTTTACAATATATTCTTCAATTCATTGATCTGTGTTTCAGTTAATTTTTCTGGAAATTCAATATGAAAAATAACTATCAAACTTCCTGTATTACTTTCTCTCGTTAAACCCATGTTAGGAATTATTTTTCTATAACCGGGTATAATTATGTTTCCATTTGTGTTATTTAATGTGTACATTTTTCTATTGATGTATTTAATTTCAAAAGTGAAACCACATAATGCTTCTTTCAAAGTAATTTTTTTCTCGTAAATTAAATCCAACCCCATTCGCTTAATTTCCGTATTATTAACAACTTTAATAAATAATTTAACGTCTCCCTTACACATGTCATTGACAATATTCCCTTTATCTTTTATAACAATTATTTCACCATCATCAATACCTTTTGGTATGGATATATATAAAGTTTCATTTTCTAATATTCTTGTATTATTATCGTGTATCCATCTTTCTATTTCAATGGGAATTGTACAACCACTAAATACTTGCTCAATGTCAATAATGACGTTTTTAACAATTGGACTTGGTTTATTCATTGTATTAACATTTACAGGTCTACCATTATGAAAAACTTGAAATTGTACACCAGGTGGAAATCCAGACATTCCGCCAAAATCATCGGTACCCATCCTCATACCAAAAGGCATTCCATTTACACCAAAAAATGATTTGAATATTTCATCTATATCGCCGCCCATAGCGCCCATGCCGCCCATGCCACCCATGCCGCCCATACCATTCATATGACCCATTTTCATAAAAGGATTTTGTCTTTCCATATCATATTGTTTACGTTTTTGTTCATCTCCCAAAGTGTCATATGCTTCGTTTATTTTCTTATACAATTCAGTGGCTTCTGGAGATGGATTTTTATCTGGGTGATATTTAAGTGACAACTTTCTATACGCTTTTTTTATTTCATCTTGACTAGTATTGTCGTCTACACCTAATATTTTGTAGAAACTTTCTGACATTTATATATATATAGACACATATACTTAAATATAAATAACTGAAATATTATTATTATGGAACTACAAAATAAATTATTTGTAAATAAATTTCAACCGAATTATTTTGATGATTTTAATATGGAAGATGATGTGAAAAATATTTTAAATACTTTAATTTTAATGGGTAATTTAAATATTCTATTAATAGGAGACATTGCTTCCGGTAAAACATCACTTTTGAATATTATAATTAAAGAGTATTATAAAGGAATAGATCCAAAAGAATACCAGGAAAATATTTTATACATTAATAGTTTGAAGGAACAAGGAATTAATTATTATAGAACTGATGTAAAAACATTTTGTCAAACGTGTTCATCAATAAAAAATAAAAAAAAAATAATAGTATTAGATGATATTGATGCGATCAATGAGCAAAGTCAGCAAGTATTTCGAAATTGTATAGACAAATATAGCAATAATGTTCATTTTATATCTTCTTGTAATAATATTCAAAAGGTAATCGAGAGTTTACAGTCAAGATTTTATATTATAAAAATTAAATCTTTATTGAAAAAAGATTTAATAAAAATAATGAATCACATTAAAAAAAATGAAAATATTGAAATGGACTCTGACGCAGAAGATTTTATAATCAACATTTCGAATAATACTGTTAAAATATTAATTAATTATATGGAAAAATTTAAATTACTAGGAGACAAAATCACGTTACAATTAGCAACACAATTATGCTCAAATATTAATTTTTATATATTCAAAGAATATACGAATTTTATTAAAAATAATAATATAGAAAAAGCAATACAGTTAATATATGAATTATACGATACTGGTTATTCTGTAATGGATATTTTGGACAATTATTTTATATTTGCTAAGACAACTAATATTTTATCCGAAGAGGAAAAATATAAAATAATACCCATTATTTGTAAATATATAACCATTTTTTATAATATCCATGAAGATGAAATAGAATTGGTTTTGTTCACCAATAATCTATTGAAAATATTGTATATTGAGCCAAAACAAAATACTAACGTTGATTATTTATAATATTTAAGTATTTTAATGACTTCACAAATATTTAAAAAAAATATACCTAATGAATTGATGTTTCAACTATTTGATAACATATGTAGTAAAAATGAAAAGCATTATATTTTAAATAGGATTTCCTTTAAAAAGGGATTGTATAATAATTTAATATTGGATTTTTTTGAAAAATGTAAAACATATTATCATAATTCGAAAAAAAAATATTTAGAAAGGAATTTATCTTATAATAATTTCACAACTATTGTTCGACAAATATGTAATTTTAACAATATTAAATACACCACGCAGATAAAATATGATAAATCTGTATATGACATCATTTATATAATTTATTATTAAAATTGATAAATACATTATTTGCGTTATATTGTAAAAATAGTAATATTATACTATTGTATAGAGTATATACACGCCCTTTTAGCTTAGAGGTAGAGCACCAGTCTTGTAAACTGGAGGTCCCGAGTTCAATTCTCGGTGAGGGCTTTTGTATTTTACACCATTTCAGTTGAATGGTGTAAAATAATCACATAGACACATAGACACATAGATACATACATACTCCTAATAATATCGTTTTTTGCTTACACTTTGTTTACCTCTATTTTTTTTTGTTTTTGTTTGTATAATTGTTCTTGTTTTTGCTTTATCATTGTCTTCGTTGTCGTAGTCATTGTATTGGTTATCGTATTGATCATTGTATTGGTCATCATAAGCGGTGTCATCAGTGTTATCGTAACTTTTTTCATCATAATTTATTTTTGATTTATTTGCTCTCTTTTTTTTATAAGAACGATTTACTTCATCAATAGTAGTGTTTTCACCATTGTCAATTTCATTACCATCATTTTGCTTTAAAAAATAAATTATACCACCACCAATCGCTAAAAAAAAGGATGTTACAACTAGTGTTTTTATATCATTCATATTTTCTTTATATTTTTATATTTTTATTTTTTTAGTAAGTATTAAACACATTTTTTAACATTTTTAGAGATTTGACTAAATGTTCTCTACAATAATTTTTTTTATCATATCCAGCAATTTCATATCTTGAATCGTTATCCATTTCTTTTAAATAAGTGTAAGTAATTTCATCAGAATAATTAGGAAGATCATAATAATTATAAAGTACATAAGTCCATTTATTCTTCACGCAAATAGCAAAACTAATGAAATCTGCTAAATTTTCAGCGTCTTTACATTGAAAAGAATAGGGCTTAGAATCGCTCATTGGCGACATATCAGTTCTTTTACCTCTAATAAAATACATTTTTTCAATTACGTCATAGAGTACAAACATGGTTGTATCTAATTCTCCATCCGAGTATTCTTCAATTTTAAGAACTAAACAATCACTGTTACTTGAATTTTCTAATAATGGCGACATCTTGTAATATTTGTTATATGATGTATATATTTAACTTCTAGCGATTTCATTTTTTTTTGTAAATAAAAATAAATGAAAATATAATTTAAAAAATTGTATACTTATCTACCTGTATATTGTAGCATCGTCAAATTATCGCCCAAGAAATTAGGTTTTTGACCATATAATCCAGGATATAATGGTGTCTTCCAAAACCCAACCCATCCTTTTGGTTTCATTTGTAAAGGTTCTAAAACTTGAGAATAGTCATTATGTTTGTTTCCTTCTGAAATTGTCACTAAAATATAATTGCCAATAATTGTATTTGATTCCATAACCTGTTTTGGCGACATTCTACAAAACCAGTTATAATGGTGTCTTCGTAATAATTCATTCATCGGTATATAAATGCCATATGTTTGTGAATAAATATTCAAATAATTATTTGATAAAAGATCTTCAATTAATATAGTAGTATCATCCATTGTTTTTGTTCCAATTTCAACGCCATCTACAATGTTTATGTCTCCATTTTTGATTTTGGATGCGCACCAGCTATTAAAACTACCTAAGAATTGGCTCTCCGCTGTATAGTCTAACGATATTAAATGAGACATAAATTCGATAAATTCACCTACAATGTGACACTCTTTTTGAGCACCAGAGAAAATCAAATTAGGATAAAAATTATATTCACTCGAGGTTACATTGCGATCTACTGTTTCGCAAAGAAAAAATTTATTTTGAGCTGTGTTTTTATTATATAATCCAATCAAGTCTTTCATACACAAAAATGATATTGGACATATCATTCCACCGTACATGTACAATAATTTCATTAATCCTAGCATTCTAATTTTATCCAAAACAGGACTAGCTATTTTATTTGTATCAATTGTCCATCCAGGCAGTAGTTTATAAAATGAATTATCATCAATTAAACATATTGTAAATGACGAATCGCATTTTTCAATAATCGACCTTACTGTTAAATATAAATACGGCTGATTTAAATCAAACGAAGTCCTAGATCCAAAAGATAGCCAATTTCTTGAATTGTATTCATAAGGAACATGAATCCATAATATTGGTTTTTTGCTTTTTGATAAACTTGTATCATCTAATAAATATTTTTGTATTGTTTCAATGTTTTCTAGATTATCTTGTCTCATTCGCTTGTCTTCAAATCGTCTATATAATATGCCAAGAACGATCAATATTACAAAAAGTAAAATATAATTTGATAATGATTTCATAGTTAATATTATATTATATAATATTTTTGAATTTTATATAATATAATAGTTTACTTTGGGAATAGAAGATTATGAGTGTTTGAAATCATTCTAAATTCATCAAATATTTTCATACTATATATTAACAGGATAGTAGGTTATTTTTTCCTCTAACTGATTTTGAGCAATACCGCCAAGTATAGAAAGATGTTTTCCGATACTATTTCCGATACTACTAAATACTGTTTCATAAAAAGTAGAAACTCCTTGATTGGCCCCAATTGTATATAATAAATTATCATTATTATCGTATAAATCAATATTCCAAGGAAGAACTATACCATCTGGGCAATAATCTGGAACAAGTTTGGGATACAATAAAGATGTATGTGGACCCAATTCGTCGTCTGTATAAACAAAATATAAATATGCTTGTTTAACTGAACCTGAACCAGTAGTTGAATATCCTGTATTCTCAACTTCATTATTTTCATTCTCATAAACCCTTACCCAATTCCATTTTGGCGATTGATTACCATTTATAAATGAAGCATTGATTAAATTATTTGAGTTAGCATAATTAAATACTAAATAACTAGCATTTGGAGATATATTAGAAAATAATTCGGAAGTTACTATTAAACCATTTACTACTTGAAATATCGGACACATTGTATTCTGATATACACTATAAAAAGGAGCTTTATTCAATGTAAGAATTTCTAATAACATATTAAAAGAAACGTCGCCATTATTAGTTAATTTTGTTGTATAATAAGATTTTGGATCGTTACTCATATCGCGAGATACAGATGAAATTACTTTTTTGGACGGCATTAAATTCATATATTGGAACGATGATGTATAACTATAAGTATTAAATTGAAATGTTCCTACATAATTACCTAACATATTTGTACAATAATTAAGCGAGTTATTTGTACGATACGATTTATTTTTTACACTTGCTTTCATCGAACCTTCATTGCTTTGAATCGTTATTCTATTTTCTTTACGATCGCCTTGGCGATTTTCTTGATTTTCTACATGATTTTCATCATAATAGTTTTCTGCTGTATCATAATTAGCACGCCCGCTTCCTTTATAATAATTTAACTTAAAATTTTCCAAGTACGTATCCAAATTAGATTTATAAAAAATTAATGCATCTTCTAGCTTCACTAGATTCGCTTGATCAGATGAAGACAAATTGATGCTACCTACTAATCCAGTTATTTTGCTTTTAAAACCCCCTTTATATTTTTTTAAATTCTGTCCTGTAATATTTTTTAATTTACTCAAAAAATCATCTGCTGACATTATTATATTTATCTACTATAATAAATAGATATAATAATTATTTCTTTTTTGGATTTTGAATTTGAACACTTGTTAAATGATTAGCACATCGTTTGAAAAAAGCATCTAGTCCAGCTGGATCAGCCCCAGTAACAATATCATCAGGAATAAAGGTTTCATTACCTCGTTTATAACAAAGTATAGCTGGAATACCATTTACCATTTTTTTACTTTTTAACATTGAATAAAAGTCAAAACTTTTGTCTACATCAATGTCACCACAAACAACAGCTGATGGTGATGTAGCGAAGAATGCGTGTACAATATGTTTTATCTGTTTACATGGTCCACACCATTCAGCACCTAGTTTTAAAATAACAAGTCCTGGATTATTTTTTAATAAATGAAAAAAAGCATCTCTAGTGGTTATTTCGCTAATAATTTCCTTCGCAACCATTGATTTATTACTATTCAATTTTATTAAATTTTTCTACTTCTTTCGTATTTATTATTTTGTTCTACATTCTTTACATTTCTTAATTCTTATCAATTGTGACATTTTTTGCGATTTTCTTAATAATTTTGGTATCCTTATCGTAATCATTGTCTCCCTTACCTCCCATGGATTCGTAAACAATTTTATTATATTGATCGTTTTTCTTTGAATCATATTCTTCACAATCTGGATATTTACTCCTAAATTCTTTCAACATACAAATATTTTTATGGGCTATCATGCGGATCGCCTTCCGTAATTTCTTATTGGTTTCATCTTCTTTCTCCCACGTATTCTGGTCTTTTACATACATAACCTCTCTTTTTTGATCCGCGCAATGAACCGGTCGTTTGTCGACATCCAAAGCCTGTAGATTTTTAATGATTATATTGGAAATTCCTTCAATATAACCAACCTTACCTACATTTTCAAGATCAGCAACCTGTAATTTAACAGATTCGACGAAATCCATAATGTTCATAGCATCTTTGCACGTCTCATTCAAAAAAACTTGTAGGTTAAATGTCTTATTATTACTATTATTATTATTTACAGTAGTTATAGTATTTACAGACGTACTACAAGCAATATTTTCTTTGATAAATTCAAACATCTGCTTTTGCATATCTTTTTGAAATTCATTATTTTGTTTGATTATTTCTACTAATGTTTCTTTATTTAGTTCATAGATTTCAAATTCATCATTTTTATTGAGAATATATTCGCACGTTTTATGGTGCTTCCATAATCCAGAACGACTACTAAAAATAATACCACATTTACAAAAATAAGAACTTTGGGTTTTTTTGGGGATTTTTTGTTTCCAAGTGTTTCCTTGGTGTTTTTTCGTGTCAAGATGTCGTTTAAAATCTTTGGAGTTACACGTATAATAGTTACAAATTTCACAGTAAAATTTTTTGGGGTTTTTTTGGGGATTTTTGTTTCCAATTGTTTCCATAAAATGGAAACAGAAAAAAACCCCTAAATTTATACAAAAAAAAACTAAAAATTTTATCGTAACAAAAAAAAACGATCCTACTTTCGCCACCACACGCTAATTTTTCATCTCAGTCACAATTGTATTACCTTTTTCTTTTTTTACAAAGTCAATCGACCCTTTTCAAAAATGGACAAAAAAAATGTCCAAAATCGAAAACCCAAAATACTTTTTGGATCACTTTTCTGCAATAAAATAATGCTTACTTAGAATTTCGAAAAATCATGATAATTATTTTAAAATAACATGATTGTCAGTAACCCAAAAGAGTCCGACAAGGCAAAGCAAACCATAAGCTTGCCCGGCATTGCAGACTGACCATGTGTGGTCTTCATTTATGGTCTCATGTTGTTTAAACAACGTTGTTTAAATGTAACCATAATGGTTTCTATTATAATGAGTTTCATAATATAGATTTTACAAAAATTTCCAATTCGTCAATATCAATATGTGGAAGAACAACGTGTGATTCCCAAAAATATTTACAATATGCCCAGATGAAATCGCAGTCGTTTTGATACCAGTCAGAGTAGGTTTTCATCAATTGATTATATATATTAGCAGGCAATAGTTGCAAACTTTCTTTGGGTAACACATAACACAATTGTACGAGCTCCGACACCGGATTTGGTATTTTATTGGATATGAATTCGGTTTCAAAAGATGGAATAAATTTCACTAAATCACATAATAGTGGAGGATAATCATAATTATATGACCATCTCCAATCGCAACAACCTGTTGTATAATATTTCATTGTCCATTCTAGACCCTCCAAATAATTAATACAGATTTGTTTTATCCTGTTTTCGTCATAATCGGAAATATTAAATAATGATGTATAATATCTTTCACGCCAATTTTCATTGAATGGATTAATATGCTTTTCGATGGATCTTTCATACATAGGTATGTTCTCGAATTTTTTATATTTGTCTTCCGAAGTTTCATCGGCGATTTTATATTTTTCTTTTTTATCGCGCAATTTCATTTCATCTTTGATATATTGTTCTTCGTTACTTGATAAAAATTTCACCAATTTTCCCACATTTTTCCAGAATATTTTTTTACCATCTGTTAGATTTTCATTTGTATTTCCTATTACACTTTTGTAAGCACCAATCATTTTATCTATGCCACCGGTTCTAATATTAATAGATGGAAAATGTGGCATGAAATCATTACCTAAAAAGAAACACAAGAAAATATAATCATACACTCGATTCTTCTTTTGTTCCAATGACAATTCTTCGTTGTTGTTCATATTTAAAGTAATTGTTTTTGCTAATTCAGGTAAATCTAATATATATTCTTTATTCGGCTCCAAATCACTATTAATTGATTGGATAAATTGTGGAGTTTCTCTGAATAAATAAATTTTTTCGCAAATAGGAAGATGGTTTATTCCTAACATGATTAAATCTGCGTCTAGACCATAGATTACAGTCGTTTTACTACTATGTTGAGATGGAAAATTTCTAATAAAATCAAATATTTTGTGTTCACCTTCACCATAATTAGAACTAGTTGAAATAATAATGTTGTTTAATTGATATTTTTTTGGATCATTATAATAATTTTTAATCCGTTCATTTAATTTATTCATAAAAGTTGTACCAGGAGTAATCGCTGATGTATTCCAAGGATCAGATTTTACATTTTTATAAATGGAACGAGTTATTTTTGTTTGGAATAAAGATTTGTATCTTCTTTCTCTTTGTTGATTTAATTTTGCGACAGGTGCTACTCCGTCAAACGCAACCATTAAATTATTTACTGGTTTTATTATTTGTATGTATTCGTCTATTTTTGAACACACATTTTTAATAATAATATCAGTCTCGTCTTCTTTCAAAATTGCAAAATCAATGTTGTGTATTACATCGTATATAATAGAATTACAATCAAGGTAAAAATTATCAATCATAAAATTTTTATTTTGTAATTGTATTAGAATATCAGGATGGTTTCTAACTATATATGAAAAATAACTTGGAATACCCATGTATAGTAATTCCTAGTTTTATGTTTAATATTGTAAATATATATTATATTTTTTCATACTTAAAGAAAGTGCGTTGGTTATGAAACATTTATCATTTGAAATTGTAAAATAAATATAATATATAGATATAAGAAGAAATTATGAGTATTAAAAATGGAAAAAATATGAATGAAATAATAAATTTGTTATGTAAAAAAATAAGTTTTTTTAAAGATGTTATACAAAAAACTGTAATACATGTACAAAAAAATAAAAAATTAGATATTTTAGGAATTAGTGATTTATCTTTTGGTATAGATAAATTACACGAATTAATACAAAAAATAAATATTATAGAAAACTCTATTACAACAAAGACAATTGATACAATTGAAACAATTGATACAATTGATACAATTGATACAGATAAATTAATAAATGAGTTACAAATTATTAACAATGAATTATCTATTTTATTGAAAAATTACGGAACATTGTATTTGGAAGATTTACTTTTGATATGTTTTGGAAATGTAAAAATAACAAATAATGAAAGTGAATGCTATAAATATGAAGTGTTAAAAAAATATTTTCATCCAATCAGCTATAAAATAATTGGGAAGCAAAATAAAAAAAATAATAAATTGGATTTTGAAAACATGGAATGTGCTGATATAAATTCCAGTTTTAAACAGTTTTTTATGAAAGTATATGGGATAAATTTGTATGTGTATAATTATTCTTTGAAAAAAAGCATTTTAATTTATGGTTTTATAGACGACGTTATTGTAGATTTTTTGAATAATAAATATATTATAAATAAGAAAAAACAAATTACAGAACATTTACCTAGTGATGAAGAATTTAAATCCAGTGATTTTGATCTTTATATATCATCGTTGACATTAAAGGATTATTTGATAAATAACGATGTGATGGATTTTTATAATAAATTCATTGGTTATATTAGTCAATCTAATTCTATAAAACAAAAACCAATTTCTCAAAATATCAAAGATTTTATTTCAGATGATATTTATTCAAAAAGAAATACAATGATTTATTTATTGATAAATTCAAGTAATTATGAAAATCAATATTTGGTTTATTTATTATATGATCTTCTTTCAAACGATACAAATGGTAATATTGATACAGAAGAACAGTCTTTACTATTAGATAGTTTACCTTGGCATCTTAAAAAATTTTTTAAAATCGCTATGAAAAAAACAATCCAATATACAAATGAATTATCTAACTTTGATATGAATAAAATACCTTTGGAGCAACAAATATGTTTATTAAAAGCTAATGAATCTATCAAAGAAAAAGCAATGATGAAATTAAAAGAAGTTAAATCAAAATCTGAAGATTCTGGGTCAAAAGCGCGACAATATTTGGATGGTTTATTAAAAATACCATTTTCTATTTATAAAAAAGAACCAATATTGTATTTGATGGATCAAATTAAAACTAGATTTAAAAATATGTACAAAAAATATTATTTTGATGTTATGTATCCTGACATTTCTAAAAAAGACAATTACACTGGCTTAGAAATATTAAAATATATACGATATATCAATACCAATATAAATTCTCTTTTGTATAATAGTAATAACATAGAGTTACTAGAGAGAACATTGTTAGTTGGAGATAAAAACAAATTAAAAAATAATATTGCGATGATTAATGATATTATTGATAAGAAATATATAGATAATAATAAAATTGTGGATTATGAAACAAAAAATAAAAATGATCTTAAAAATGAAATAATTAATTTCATAAATACATATAAGGTTGACAACTGTGGGTTGTTGAGAGAAGTCTTTAAATTTTTTGTCGTTAATATCAGTAACAATAGCAACAGTAGCAACAATAGCATAACAAGTAAAAAACAAACACATGTTAATTTTGAATTATTAAATGAAGTATTGGAGATTAATGACAAATATAACGAAATTACTAAATATATAGCAAATGTAAAAATAATTTTAGATAAATCAGTTTATGGTCATAAAACCGCAAAAAAACAAATAGAACGTATTATTAGTCAATGGATAAACGGAGAACAAAAAGGCAGTTGTTTTGGATTTGAAGGCTCGCCTGGAGTAGGTAAAACAACATTAGCCAAATCTTTGTCTGAATGTTTAAAAGACGAAAATAATATATCCAGACCGTTTAGTTTGATCATGATGGGAGGAGATTCAAATAGTAGTCATTTATTGGGTCATTCATATACCTATGTTGGAAGTACGTGGGGTCAAATTGTTCAAATTTTAATTGATAAAAAATGTATGAATCCAATTATTTTAATTGATGAAGTTGACAAAATAAGTCGAACTGAACACGGTAAAGAAATTACCGGGGTACTAACCCACTTATTGGATCCCACTCAAAATGATAGTTTTCAAGATAAATATTTTTCAGGGATAGATTTGGATTTATCCAAGGTATTGTTTATTTTATCTTACAACGATGCGGAATTAATAGACAAAGTATTATTGGATAGAATTCATAGAATAAAATTCGATGCTTTATCTCTGGAAGACAAAATTATAATTTGTAAAAATCATTTATTACCTGAAATTTGTAGGAATGTTGGATTAGAAAATATGATTGAAATATCTGATGATACATTAAAATTTATTATTGAAGAATATACTTTGGAAGCCGGTGTAAGAAAATTAAAAGAAAAATTATTTGAAATAATAAGTGAAATTAATCTGGATATATTAAAAAATATTGTTTTTGAATATGAAATACCTATAAAAATAACAATTGATGACGTAAAATGTAAATATTTTAAGGATAAACGAGAAATCAAAATACATAAAATACATAGTGAGAGTGTAAATTATATTATTAATGGCATGTATGCTAATTCTCTAAATCAGGGGGGTGTACTACAATTCCAAGGTTGTTTTGTACCAGCTAAATATTTTTTAGAAATTATTTTAACAGGTAATCAAAAAGAAGTTATGCGAGAGGGTATGATAATTAGTCGAAATCTAGCGTGGAGTTTAACAAACTATAAAACGCAAAAAGAAATAATTAAAAAATATAATAATCTTAAGGAAAATTGTATTTATGGAATAAATATAAACGCTCTTGGGTTGTCTATACCTAAAGATGGCCCTTCTGCTTCTAGCACGATTTGCGTTCTTATTTACGCACTTTTGAATAATTATAAAATAAAAAATGATTTAGCAATGACTGGTGAAGTTTCTTTAGATGGAAAAATAACAGAAATAGGGGGTCTTGAGTATAAAATATTGGGATCGATTAAAAACGGTGTGAAAGAAATCATATATCCTAGTGAAAATAAAAGTGATTTCGATAAATTTTATGATAAATACAAGGATAAAGAAATAATAAAAAATATTCAGTTTCATCACGTTGATACGATTCAACAAGTTTTCGATATAATTTTGATAAAATAAGCAATACGCATTTTTCGATAAATTAAAAAAAATAATAGTTTATTATTATAATTATGAACATTAGTAATAATAATCAAGGTGTTGGAGGTAATACTCAACTTGTAATGTATCAACCGTTTAATTTTATGGTATTTTTATCTTTTTATTCTCCTATAATTTTGGCTGTCATTATGGTTTCAGTTTCTTTCCTTTTTCAAAATTTTAAGGGGTTTATATTTTTAGGATTCTTGCTTGGTGTTTGTATTTTAAGAAATTTTATCTATATGTTGAATGGCGCACAACCAATAATAAATGATAAAACAATATGTACATCTATCCAATATAGTAAGTATGGAAATCCAACTTTCAGTGTTTTTGTTTTTGCGTTCACGATTATGTATTTATCTATTCCAATGTTTAGTAATGGAAGTGTAAATTATTGGGTATTAATTGGTTTATTAGTATATTTCTTTTTTGATATGTTTAATAAATTTTATAAAGGTTGTATTATGAATTACGGTAACTTGTTCATTAATGTATTAATGGGATTAACGTCGTCAACATTGATTGTGATCTTAATGTATTTAGGTGGTTCTAGTAAATATTTATTTTTTAATGAAATACAAAGTAATAAAGAAGTTTGTAGTATGCGAAAAACCCAGACCTTTAAATGTAATGTTTATAAAAATGGTGAATTGATCGGTAATGTATAGGCACCGAGTTACACCTGAAACATGTCTTCTATTTTATCAATTTGATCAATTGTTTTGGGTTGACTTATATCGGTAATATTTTCCATATTTATCAACAATTCACTTTGTATAGGTGGACTCTGAAGTATTTCTTTAGTGTGTTCTGTTTCTACAATTTCTTTTTCTTGAATGCTTATTTGAGGTATTACACGAATATTTTCTAAATTTTTTTTTTTGAAATATTGATGATTATTATAGAGCCATAATTTTAAATCTTTAATTACTAAACCCCTTTGAAAAGATTCCATTATTAAATTTAAGTTTCCTTTTGTGTTGTATACGTTTACAAAATTATCAAAAGCATTTGGAATGGATATATATTTGTATTTTTCTAATACTCTAGGATGAAACAATTGTTTTCTTTTTCGTTTGCTAACAATATTGTGGAATGTATACAACATATATTTAAAATCATTCTTATCTTTCATTTTTGATATATCTACTCTCATAAAAAAAAGATTAGCATGATTAGAACAATCTGGGCATGGTAAAAATAAACATATTCTTTTAATCATTGTAAATAAACCAACTTTAATTTTATTGAAATGGAGTTCATTAATATTTTCAGTTAATGTATGAATAAACGTCCAAATAGGTGGCCCCCAGGTTTCAGGTGGTGACATTAATATATGTGTAAATATAAAAAAAATATAAAGAAATATCGTAAAAATATCTATGAAATATATTATTGAAGGAGATATTGATTTTTATAAAGAACTTCTTGATAGTTCTTACGAGAATGAAATAATAGATGCTGACAATAACTGTTGTATGATTACAAATATGCCATTACAGGAAAATTTTGTTAAATTACAGTGTGGACATCTTTTTAATTATGGACCGCTATTTAAAGATTTATTGAATTATAAAAAAAAATTTAACAATATGGAGCAAAGCAAATATAAATTGAAATATAATGAAATTAGATGCCCATATTGTCGTAAAATTCAAAATGAATTATTACCATATTACGATAATTTATCTTATCCTAAAGAATGCGGTGTGAATTATTTGGATCCAAATAAGAGTAATTATATTTTGGAATGTATTAATGAAAAAAATCAATGTAAGTATGAACATGTCATGTTTGATGATTCAGGAAATGTTTTATTTACACAAAAATGTTTTAAATATGGATTTACACATTCTATTCTTAAAGAAAAATACAATTTAAATATCAATTATTGTTATAGTCATAAACAATTTATAATGAAAGAATTGAAAGAAAAAGCAAAAGAGAAAATAAAACAGGACAAAGAGAAAATAAAACAAGAAAAATTGAAAATAAAGGAAGATCTAATAAAAGCAGCAATGGAGAAAAAAAATTTAGAAAAAGAAATGAAAAAAAATGCCGTGGTCAAAATAGATGAAACAAAAATTGCGGAAAACGCAATTACTTGTTCAGAAATAGTTAAATCTGGTCAACGAAAAGGGCTTTCGTGTTTAACTAAGGTTTACAAGGATTGTTTGTGTAAAAGGCATTATAATATTACAAATAAAGATATAAATATTAGTTAAATAATTTGATAAAGATGGAAAATAATAGTAAAGAACAATTGGTGAATAATATTAAAGAATGGATTAAATTTGATAATGAAATTTCACAGTTGAGAAGTGAAATCAAGGAAAAGAATAATGCGAAAAAAATGATGACGTCGAATTTAGTAAATGTTATGAAGCAAAATTCTATTGATTGTTTTGATATTAATGATGGCTCTTTAATTTATAAACAAACAAAGGTGAAAAAACCGATAAATAGTAAAACCTTGCTTGTTGCTTTACAAACTTACTATAAGGAATCGCCAAATATAGCCGAAGATTTAACAAAGCATATTATGGAAAATCGCGAAGAGCAAATTAAAGAAACAATTCGGCGAAAAATAAATAAATAAAATTAATAATATAAATGCAATTCCAATTATAATAAATATAAATTATGAGTGAAGAGACAATCAATGATTCCTATTTATTTTCTTATGATGCGTTAAAATTGTTAATCAAAGACGAAGAAGACATTATGAGAAATTTACAAAACACTAATTTCGAAGAAGTAGTTTTAGTTCCATTTAAAATTAATATGAGTGGTAGAGATCCATTTAACACTATCATGTTAGTAAGAGATGCTTCAAATAATGAATTATGTTTTACGACAATCCTTAATAATATTCAAGAAGATAGTGAAAATAAATTTACAGATTTCTCTGTTTTATTTACGTTTATAAAATGTTACTTGTTTTCATTATTAAAGTTAAAAGATTATCAAAATTATGACAATAATATTGATTTTAAAGGTATTTATTTACATGAAAAAAAAATATATATGTTTATTGATTTAACTCAAGTAGAAATCAATGTAAATTTAATGTATAAAACAAATCAATGTTGGTTTGCTTTAATGGACGAAGTTATTAACAGGAATCACGTTTGTAATATTCCTATTAGTTATGACGTGACTAATTTTTTTGTAAATAATAGCGAATTTATTTTTTTAAAGAATGGTGTTACTGGTGAGGATATTGAGATACCGAGTGTTGTTTACACGGGTACACATGAAAAATTGTTGTATTTTACATTTGTATTTGGTAACATTAAATCAAATAGTAATAGTATTTTAGGATCAAATTATTATTTTACAAATTTTAAAAACGCAATTCGTCAAGGTGGATGGTCGAAGGATTATAAACCAGAATTTAGACATGATGTAGAAATTACAGAAAATAACAGTGGTAAATATATTAAAGGTGGTATAATTAGATATGCTTTATTTTTAGGAAATTATTTGATAAAAGAAAATTTAGCAGATGACAAAATCGATAGTTCAGAAATTAAAAAAGCGAGATTGATAAACGATGAGTTAGATTATATTTATGAAAAGCTAACTTTAAGAATAAGTGATCATGATAACTTATGGAATGAAAATTATGACAGTGTAATATTAGGTAATATTGAATTAGATAATGGTGAAATGTTAAAAGAAACACCGATGTTTGTAACAAAAAATTTTGAAGATCAAATTCCTTTGTCATATCATTATATAAACAAAGCTCTACTTAAAGATAACTTCAATGAACTAGAAGATTATGAAATATTGTAAACATTGTAAACATTGTAAACATTGTAAAATAATAAAAGCCAAAAAAAATAATAATATAATTATTTATGAATATAATTACATTATTGGGTATCTCAATATTAATATTTTATAGTTTAATTCAAATACTTAAATTTTATGGTGTCGGGTCAGATGTATATGGTATATACTTGTATTTTTATATTTTCATAATTATATCCATTTTAATACTTCCTAATCAGTATCCAAAATAATGTGGAATAATGTAAAGTAAAATAATCTCCATTTACATATTACACATTATCTGAATTATCAAAAAATAAACTGTTATTTTTAATTTGTTCATACAATGTTTTAATTGTGACAATATCGATTTTTTCTTTTAAATTATCAAAGATTTCGGATTCCATGGGATCTCGGTTGTTTATTTTCTTGAATAATATTACAAATTCTTGCAATATTTTCAAGTTATTGTCTTCTCTCTTTTTGATTTTATTTTCTCGCATCTGAATTGTTTTATTCAAATCGTTTTCAGCTTTCTGTTTGTTTTCGTCATTGAACCAAGGGTTTCTACAATCATCTGTTGGAATTAAAGAATCGCAAATTTCTGGTTTATTTATTTTTTCATATATAGATGTTTTTTTGAAATGTTTTTCGAAATCTTTAATAATATTCTCAGGAATATTTGGACTGGTTTCCATTAATCTATCGTATTCTTCTTTACAGATTTTAATCATATTAATAACATTCATTCTCTCAGACGGATGTTTTGCTAACTCTATTTTAATGTTTCTGTAAAATTTATCCCATGATATACTACTGACTCTATGTGCTTCATTTAATTGTGTGATCTTTAAAAATTGTTGTATAGTTGTAATAATACCAGCACTTATATTGAACGCACCAACGATCATAACAAAATAATTTTGATATTCTAGTGGAACTCTTTCCTGCGCAAAATTAGCAGTACCCGTTAAAGTTGAAATTATAATGACTGGTATAGTATACCAAGCATTCAAATTAGAATACATTGCGTTTGATTTCGCATGTAGCCATTTATAACACATGGCTTTATCGCCCCATTCTGTAAAAATTTTTTCATGTTCTACCGACCAATCTATTTTATCTTCACTCGCCATATTAATTAATTCTAAATCATTTTCATTTGAATCACCGAAAATTTCATCGACCACTATGTTAGTTTTCATTGTTATTTATAAAATTATTAAATATTATAATATTTGTAAATATTATAAAATATAAAATGGAAGGAAGGATAACGAATTTAAAAATAGAATTCAATAATATTAGTTTAATACGCGGTAAAATAATAAATGTTTTTGAATCGTTGAAAAATAAGATGGATAAATTAAAATTATTATACTCTGAATTTATAAAGCACAGTAATACACAATTATTTATTTTTGGATTAGATTCATTTCATTTTCAAAGCAAGTTAATTGATTTAGAAAATGATGATATGAAACGTATGTTTTTAATCATAAATAATAGAATGTACTGTGAATATTTCAAATTATATAAAATAATAGTTGCGTACGTTAGTGAAAATATTAATGACAAAAAAATTTTGGAAATTATAAAAGGGAATAATTTTCCGATATATAAAGATTTGGAACCTTTTAAAGATTATAAATTTGAAACAACTATTGAAATTCATGATAACATCATTTTGCTTTTGAATTCAATTGTTGGTATTATCAACAATAGAGAGAATGAATTGTCATTACATAAAAGTAAACAATTAATTGGGTTAAATATTGATAATTTTGTAAATTCATTTAATTTTGAAATAACTATCATGAAAGAAAAAATCAATTTATTTTTGTCTTATATGGATTTTTTTCATAAATTACATAATAAATATTTGAAAAGGTTCAGTAATAAAATACAGTTGATGTTCAATCATATTAATAGCGATATTCAATTTGATGAAAACATCGAAAATAATAATATTGTAAATTCAAATCAACAAATTAATTACGATGATACCAATTTTGAAATAATTATCAACAATAGTCATGATAATAATATGACCAAATTAACAACAAATGATATTGAAAGTGGATTTAGCACACCTACAAATAAATCAGTTGTATCTGATATTTCAAATGAAAGTAAATCACAAACTTCTGTTGGTAAAATTAAAAACAAAATGTCAAAAATATTTAAAAAAGGTTTCAAACGTGTTAATAATATTATTAACGGTTGTAATATTAACAATATCATAGAAAACAACAATGTTAGCGAAAATGAATTAATTTTATCAAATTTACCATCGTTAAAAATTCCGGCTACAAATCTAGAAATATCTTTGAATGATTTTAATGAAAATATTTCTGAACTTGAAATTGAACCTGATGTCGAAATTGTTTTTGAAGATGTTGTTGAAGAACAGGTCGTTGAAGAATCAGTTGTTGAGACTGTTATTGATGAACCTGTTGTTGAAGAATCTCTAGTCGAAGAACCTGTTGATGACACTGTTATTGATGGACCTCTTGTTGAAGAATCTGTAATAGAAGAATCAGTTGTTGAGACTGTTATTGATGAACCTCTTGTTGAAGAATCTCTAGTCGAAGAACCTGTTGTTGACACTGTTATTGATGAATCTCTAGTGGAAGAATCAGTTGTTGAGACTGTTATTGATGAACCTGTTGTTGATATTATTTTAAATAGTAATGAAAAAGAAACACAAACAAATGATGAAGAACAAGTACTCGAAGAACCTGTTATTGAAGAACCATTACTAGCCGTTGAAGAATCAGTTGTTGAAGAACCTGTTATTGAAGAACCAGTCGTTGAAGAACCTGTTATTGAAGAACCGTTATTAGCCGTTGAAGAACCTGTTATTGAAGAACCGTTATTAGCCGTTGAAGAACCTGTTATTGAAGAACCGTTATTAGCCGTTGAAGAACCTGTTATTGAAGAACCGTTATTAGCCGTTGAAGAACCGTTATTAGCCGTTGAAGAACCGTTATTAGCCGTTGAAGAACCATTCGTTGAAGAACCCGTAAAAGTCGAAGAACCTGTTATTGAAGAACCATTACTAGCCGTTGAAGAATCAGTTGTTGAAGAACAAACCATTATTGAAGAACCAGTCGTTGAAGAACCTGTTATTGAAGAACCATTACTAGCCGTTGAAGAATCAGTTGTTGAAGAACAAACCATTATTGAAGAACCAGTCGTTGAAGAACCCGTAAAAGTCGAAGAACAAGTCGTCGAAGAACAAGTCGTCGAAGAACAAGTTGTCGAAGAACCAGTCATTGAAGAACCGTTACTGGCTGTTGAAGAATCAACCATTATCGAAGGACCTGTGCTAGAGACAGAATAGAATATGTAAAATATATTTAGAGTTATCAATATGTAATCTAAATATATAAGTGAAATGCTAAAGAGAATATTAATCAATCGTTGTTTACATCATGCTAATTCTAAAACAAAATGTTATGAAAATATACATAAATTGGATCATATAAGAGAAGAATTGAATGAAATAAAAGAAATTGTGAAAAGTTACGATGAACGATTAACAATTAGTTATACAACAAATATTATTGCTTTGACATTCACATCCATTATGTTTTTTTCCAAACTATTGGTTTCTTAATATTCTTTAAGTTGATTTTTATATAAATAAAAAAATTGAACTAAAGATATATATTTGATTAAATGTAATATAAAGAAATTAAGATGGAAAAAAAATTAACTAAAAAGGTCGAATCGTATATTACTTCATTTAAAGATAATATAAGAGAAAAAGCAATTCAACTAGATATGATAGAAAACGATAAGTCTAGTCAACTTTTACAATATGTATTTGATTATGAAAGATTTATTTTTACAAAAGAAGATTTTATGAAACGTAAAAGAGTAAAAAATTTTGTTCCAATATTTGATAGGTGTTGCGCTAAGCGTGCTACAAATGAACAGTGTACTAGAAGAAAAAAAGAAGGAAGTGAATATTGCGGTACACATATGAAGGGCACACCTCACGGTATTATCGATAATCAAAATGAAGTAAAAATAAATACGCAAAAAGTAGAAGTGTGGGCTCAAGACATTCAAGGAATAATTTATTATATTGATAATTTTAATAATGTATATCAAGCTGAAGATATTGTAATTAATAAAACAAATCCAAAAATAATTGCGAAATATGTAAAAAATGGAGATCAATATAACATACCAGAATTTAATTTGTAATTTGTAATTTATGGTTTACTGTTTTATCTTCATTTTGACGATACTTTTTTAATTGTTTAATTGTTTAATTGTTTGATTAGGATTATAAAAATATTTTATATATAGTAACGTAAAATAAGCAGCAAAGAACAAGATTATCGCTAGTGAAGTACAAACAACCCAGAATAATGTTTGTAAAGGTCCTGAATTTCTATTTATAATTGTTAATAATAGCAATAATACGATTTGTAAACAAAAAAATGCTGAAGAAATATAAAATAATATATTATCCATTTTTGAATATTTTGTTAATACAAAATATAATATTATAAATACACTTGTTACAAGTGCAAAAGCGTTTATAGAAATGAGGTGATTTAATAATTTTGTTAGAGTATCATCAAAACCTTCAGAACAACAATACCAAATATATATCAAAAATACTAATGACAAAATAGTCAATACTAACGCAAGTACTGAATATATGTAATTATTAAAGTTAAAGGATAAAAATTCAAACGTTACTTCAATTAAAGTAATTAAAAAACTAATTAGAAGTTTATTATTAACATTCTCCATAAATAATACAAATATTATATATATATGGATAGTAATTATGGATATTAATTGTAAAATATTATTACAGTGTATAGAAGCGTTTTTACATTATCAAAAAAGGGATATAAGATTTTATTTTAATCGGATGATGATTATCATGTAGTTTAATGATTATTTTATTCCATTAATGGCTGAAATAAAGCTATCGAGTATTATTAAAAATAATATTACTCCAAGAATTACACTCGTTGCCCAATCATCTTTTGATTTTTCATTATCTACTATTGAAAATGTTATTAAAGAAATAAAAATACAAAGTAAACACATTGTGCTACAAATAATAGCAGTTACTCTAAATACATTTTCTCCATGTGGTCCTAATTGCCCAAAAGCATGTGGTACTGCAACAATTAACCATAAACAAAATATTGCAAAATACAAAAGAATAATAAATATAAAAGTATTACCTTTAAGTAAATCTTTCATTGATTCAAATGAATATTTCATTGAATTATTCGTGATTTATATATATTATATATTATATAATATATTTATAATTATGGATAGTGATTCTAAATTATTATTACAAAATATAGGAATTCATTTTACAGAATTAAGTGATTTAGAAAGTGTGATGATTCCAAGAGAACAATTTCTTTCAGAAGAAAAGTATAATCAAGTGAAAAATGCTATTCCTAAACTTAAAAAAAAATTTAGTTCATCTTTTATGACAAGTCTTCAAAAAAAAGCAGAACTATGTCAAAAATGGCCGTTGTTAAATTTAGTACGACAAATATTATCTGTTTATAATTATCATCTACAACCTATACGTAAATGTGATGGGTATACACCTGAAGGTGTAAAAAAATATAAACGTTTTTTTAAAATTGTTAAGAAAATTTAAATTTATTATTTGTTAAAAATAAATAATAAAACTATATTTTAGTATAATTTATATTTATGAATCTTTTTTCTTTGATCACTTGGTTTTTTTATCTTTTAATGATAAACAATACTTGTTTAATTTTAACATTACACCATGGTAAAAAAATGGATTTAAATATGAAAAAAGAGAAAACAAAATTTAAAAGCAATTATTATCTACCAAAGAGTGAAAACCAAGAGAAATATATGAATTATTTGAATAGTCCTGACGTTGATTTAATCATAGCGTTGGGACCAGCTGGTACAGGTAAAACATTTTTCGCATGCTTAAAAGCAATTACACAAATAAAAAACGGTGAAATAAGGAAATTAATAATAACTAGACCAGTTGTAGCAGTCGAAGAAGAGGAAATCGGATTTTTGCCGGGTTCTTTGGTAAAAAAAATGGATCCTTGGACAAGACCAATCTTTGATATTTTTTTAGAATTTTTTTCAAGAAGCGAATTGGATAATTTTATTCATAGTGATATTATTGAAATTTCACCACTCGCTTTTATGCGAGGGCGTACATTTAAAGATGCTTTAATAATTGCCGATGAAATGCAAAATAGTACTCCAACGCAAATGAAAATGTTGATAACACGAATGGGTGTAAATAGTAAAATGGTAATAACCGGTGATTTAAATCAAAGTGATTTAAAAATTGAAAATGGTTTGGAAGATTTAGTTAAAAAACTTCATATTTATAAAAATAAAAATAGCAGTTTGGATATTATAAAAGTAGTTAATTTTGAAAAAGAAGATATTGAGAGAAGCGAATTAGTAAAAAAAATATTGGATATTTATGAAAATAAAACGTCAACTGTGATTGTACAAAATAGTACCAATACTAATAATGATACTAACAAAATCAAACCAAATAATGGATATATATTAAATAATGACGCAGCGTTAATACCAAAACATCATATAACCAAAAACACTGATATTTTTTTTAATGGATTATAATATTACTATAATATATAGATAAAATGAGTGATAATTTAACCTTCCTTAAGAATGGTAAAATCGATCAAACGCTTCCTGATAATTGGGAAGATAAAATAATAGATCCCATAGATCCGGGTGTTCTTAAAGAATTAGAAGACAATAATAAAAGAATTCGAAAAGAGAAAACAGATAAAATAGTTTATTTTTTAATCGCTTTACTAGTCTTAACAAGTATTTTTACATTAGTAGATTATTTGATGCCTTATACTAATTTCTCACCACATAGTAATTATTTACTAGGAATATTAATATCATCAGCAATAGTAACAGTATTGTATACTGTAATAAGTATGATTACGGAAATAAATTATGATCCAAATATTTCTGTATCAGCAGGTTTAGTAGTTGGTGTCATTTATTGTTTAGTATTAGTATGGATGAATTATGCTATTTACGAGTCGACGTAACTTGATGATGTAAAAAGTGTCGGAATGTGTAAACAATGACGCAGTGTTAATGCGAATATAAATGACGGCAAAAAATAGGTT